GTCGCCGGGTGCGGGCGGCCGGGCGGGCAGTGCCGCGCCGGGCGGGATGATCCGCGTCGGTGTGATCGGTTCGGGCATGGCGGGTCCTAAGCGAGTGCGAGGGCGAGTGCGCACCCGGCGACGAGCCCGAGCGCGAGTGCGTAACGGGTGCGGGGTCCGGGTGCGGGTGCAAGGTGGGTGAGCCCGGCGAAGGCGCCGAGCATCGACAGGGCGGCGAGTGCGGCGAACACGGCGTGCACCGGTCAGTCCCCCTTGGACGCGGCGGCGATGACGCGCTGCGCCTTGGCCTGTCCGATGCCGAACTCGGCTCGTACGCCCCGCAGTGTCAGCGGTTCGGTTTCGGCGAGCACGCGGGCTCGGCGGACCAGGTCGGCGAACTCGGCGGGTGAGGTTCGGGTGCGCCGTCTCGGGTTCGGGTGCGGCTCGGGTTCCGGCTCGGGTTCGGGTTCCGGCTCGGGTTCCGGCTCGGGTTCGGGTTCGACGCACTCGGGTTCGACTACGGGTGCGGGTTCGTCGACCGGGTCCGGGATCCGGGCGTGCACCTCGACCCGCGGGTGCGCCGCCGCGAACACGACCGCGGGTTCGGGTGCGGTCAGTTCGGGGATCGGCGGGTGCATCGGTGCGAGGTCCAGCACGAACCCGTCGGGCATCGTCGCGGGTGCGAGTGCGAGCGCCTCGGCGGCCGCCGTATCGAAGTCGAGCACGGGCTGCTCGTCGGGTACAGGTGCGGGTGCGGGTTCGTCGAGCGCCCGGCCGTAGCGGGCGAGCCGCAGCGGCAGCAACATCTCGACCGGTGCCTTCCTGCGCCACCGCCGGCCGAACCGCGCTTCGAGCTGCGCCCGGTAGACGAGCCGGTCCTGCTCGAACCTGATCACGTCCGGGTACGAACGCATCTCCCACAGCTTCATACGCCGCCACATCACGAACGTTTGCCGCGGGGCGAGCAGCCACCGGGCGAGCCGTACCGGTTCCATGTGCCGATCGGCGGTGATGTCCGCGATCCGGCCGACCGCGTGCCGGGCGGCCTCGACGACGACGACGAACAGCAGCGGGATCACCGCGTGCATGCCGACGCCGAGCGGGTCGGGCCACGCCGCCGCGGCGTTGAACGCGATCGTCGCCCCGGTGAGCAGCCATGCCGTGTGGCGCAGTAGCGGGAACGGCATGCGCAGCCATGCGAGCAGCAGATCGAGGCAGAGCAGCACGACGATCCCGGCGTCGAGCCCGATCGGGAACGCGAGCGCGAAGTTGCCGAACCCCTTCTGCACGGCGAGTTCACGAACGGCGGCGTACGAGCCGACGAACCCGATCGCGGCGAGCAGTACGGCGCCGCCGACGACGACGGTCACGAGCTTGCGCTGCGCAGGTGTGAGTTCGGGACGGTGCACGGGTGCTCCCATGGGGAAGGGGACCGGCCCGCAGGCTGGGGGCGCTGCGGGCCGGCCGATCAGGGTGTGCCGGTTCAGCCGCGGCCGAGGGCGCGCTGCTTGTCCATCTCGGCGCGCACGTCCTCGCCGGCGTTGTAGTCGAGGGCGCAGCCCATCGGGGTCGCGGGCACGTCGACGATCGTGTTCGGCCGCGGGGTGCGGTCCGGCTCGGGCGCGGGCTCGTACTCGGGCAGGTCCATCACACGGACCTCGCCGTCTGTCGCAGGCGCAGCGCGTACTCGGCCCGGGTGTCGCCGTCGACGGAGCGGGGCAGCGCAACGCGGACCGAGTCGAGTGTCTGGGACCGGACGATGTCGGGCAGCGGGCGGAGAACGGCATCGGCGGCGGCATCCATGGAGGCATCGAGCACGCGCGGGTCGAGCGGGTGCGTCGGGTCCATGTCCAGGATGTGCGCGGCGACGAGCAGGATCTGCGCCGTGAATGTCGGCTCGGCGATCGGTAAGACCGTCGCCGGCGGAGGGGTGGGGGCGGGGCGCTTGCCCCGGATACGATTCAGCACTGTCTGACGCTCCTGTTCACAGCAGGGTGTCGGGCGTCCCGCGAGGTGTGTCACCACCTGCGGGGTCTGGCCGGGCCCGGTGTGTCACCACCGGGCCCGGTCGTGTTGCGGCCCCGTTCGGTGTGTCACCACCGGACGGGGCTTTCTGCGATTACGAACGTACGGAGACCTCTTTACATTGTCAAGAGGTTCGGAGAGGATGAGCCCGTGCCGGACGAGCCGACCCCACCCGAGAGCGGTGATCAGCCCATGACGATCGCCGAGATCTGCGCCGAGCACGGCGTCAGTCGGCAGACACTGCACGGTCTGCGCGCGAACCCCGACTCGGGCTTTCCGCAGCCGGTCGGGACACCGGGCAGCACGCGGCCGCGATACCGGCGCAGCGAGGTCGCCGCGTACTTCGAGGCGCACCCGCTACGGCCGGGCCGGCGAACTGACCTCGAACAGCCCGAGCAGTAGCGGCTCGACACGACAGCGCCCCCGCCGAAGGGAGATCGGCGGGGGCGCTGCTGTCTGCCCGGATCCTACGCCGCAGCCCGGCTCTTCGCCGCGGCCCGCTGCTGCCGCCGTGCCTCGGCCCGCTTCGCCCGCTGCTCCGCCTCGGCGCGCTTCCGCTCGGCGGCGTCGAGCGCCTTCTGCAGCCCGGCGAGCTGCTCGGGCGTCGACCACACCCGGGCCCGGCGGTCGACGTCGAACGCGACGGGCGCCGCACAGTCGACGAGCCCGGTCGAGCAGGTCACGCTCATCACGGTCTCGGCCTCGGTGTGCAGCACCAGGTCGCCACCGCACCAGGGGCACGGCCGGCCGGGCATGACTGCCGAGGTGCGGCTGATGCCGAGGACGCGGTCGAGCCGGGCCGCGGCCTCGCGGGCGAACTCGGCGATCCGCGCTTGCTCCGTGTCGTGCGTCCCGCAGCACGGGCCGCCGAGCCGGCCGAGCAGGTAGCGGGCGGCGGCCGGAACGGTGCGCTGCGCCCGGTCGGTGCCGTGCCAGTCGGCAGGGTCGAGGGCATCGCGGGATGCGATCGAGTCGGCGAGCCCGCAGAGGGCGACTTCGATCGCACGGCAGGCGTCGGCGACGTGCAGCCGGATCGGCACCGGGCGTTCGCCGAGCTGCGCCGGGTCGCGGTCCTCGCGGACGGGGTGGCTGTGTCCCTCGCCGACGCGCTCGCAGAATGCGCACTCGTAGTACAGCTGCCCGGTGTGGTGTCGGGTTGTGACGAGCCGCTGCGGGTGGTCGAGGGCGTGCGCGATCGCGGCGGCGAGCTGCTGCTCGGCGGACACTTCGGCGGCGTCCTGGTCGTCGAGGGCGCGCAGGTACTCGACGCCCGGCTTCTGTGGCGGCCACGTCTGGCCGGGGTCGGCGGTGTCGAGCAGGGCGCGCAGGTGGTCCCAGTGGTCGATGACGTGCTGCAGGTTCTCGGCGGGCGTGCGGTTGCTCATGGCGGGTGTCTCCTGTGGCGCGTAGGGTGATCGCACCGTGTGGGGCGCCCCGGACATCTGGCCGGATGGGGGCGCCCCGTTCGCGTCGGTCAGGTGCTCGTGTCGGTCTCGGCGCCGCTGGTCTGCCGGACCATGAAGGATCGACCGCATCCGTCGTTGGGGCAGTTCAGGACATCGCCCCATGCGTGACGGGGGCGGGGGACCTCGGTCAGGTCGACGCCGTCGGGAATCTCGCACTGCTCGGGGCAGTCGACGTGTGAAGCGGTCACGCTGCGGTTCCTTCCGTAGTGCCGAGGGCGTCGTCGAGCGGGACAACCCCCGTCGAGTGGCGGGCCCGGCGCATCAACTCGCGCCGCTCCTTCGAGCACCAGCCGGGCGGAAATCCCCACTTCTCGACGTCGAACTCGGTCGCCAGTCGGCCGTAGTCGAGCCACTGGTCGAGCAGCCGGTCGATCGTTTCGGGGTCGGTCGTTTCGGCGAGCAGCACGGCGAGGCGTGCGAACTGCTGCGGGGAACCGGGCATCACGCGGCCTCCGTAAGGACGGTGGGCAGGTAGTTGTCGAGCGGCGGCAGGTCGACAAGGGTCCGGGATCGGTCGAGCCAAATCGGGGCCCGGGTCGCGGGCCGGCTGTACTCGCCGCGGATCCGGGGCCGCTCGTCGTAGAACTCGGCGTCGTCGTCGATCAGCCTTTCGAGGTCGTACTCGTCGCCGTAGTCGTCGGACTCGTCGAGGTCGGGGTCGAACGTGAACTCGCCGAGTTCGAGGGCGAGCTGCCCGGCCGCTTCGATCGCTGCGCGGCGGGTCGCGGCGGCGGTCTGCCGGTGGTGGTCACGGTCGTAGTGCAGGTGGCAGCCCTGGCACATGGCGCGCAGGTTGCCGGGTTGGCAGTTCTCGGGGGTGTGGTCGAGGTGCGCGACGGTGAGCACCACGCGCGAGCCGGTGCCGTACGCCTCGCCGCCGTGCTCGTTCGGGCACCGGCCGGCGTGCGTGCCGCGGCCGCACTCGCCGACGCACTCGCACCGGCCGGCGGCACGGTCGAACCGGATCGACACACTGATCTCCGGCCAGTCGGCGGGGTACCGGTCGCGGTTCTCGGGTCGGATCGGCATCAGTCGGCCCCTGGGGGAAGCGTGCACAGCGACGGATCCGTGGTCAGCCATCCCGTACCGGGCATGTCGCACGCCACTGCGACCGGGTGCCGGTCGGCGTACACCATGTGCTGCTGCACGAAGGCCATGTGCGTGTCGCAATGCAGGGAGAACTGCGCGGGTGTGGTGAGGGTCCAGGCGACATGCCATGTGGCGGGCGCGCCACACTCGGGGGCACCTTCGGCGGACCTCGAACCGCAGCGAGCGTCACCCTTGCGGGTTGTAGGGGTGAGGTGGGGGAACGGCTCGATGTGGTTGCTCATCATTGGCCCCCGGCCTGCACGCCGCGCTGCTCGGGCACGTCGGCCGGCTCGTCGTCGAGCCACTCGATCGTGGTCGCGCCGCCGTGTCCGTGGATGAACTCGACCGACACGCGGCCGCGGTCCCAGAACACGATGCTCGGGTGTTCCTCGCGCCACCGGATCGAGGCTGTGCCGTCGGGCCACAGCACGCCGTCGGCAACCATTCCGGTACCGCTGACGCCGGACACGTCGACGGTGCGGCGCAGGACGAACCGGCGCGGTTGTACGTCCTGGTCGCGGTGGACGACTGTGCGGCCGGTGAGTTCGCGGGTGACGTCGTCGAGCAGCTGCTGCGCGCCGGGCCGGTCGGCGAATACGTCGTGCAGGATCATGCGCAGGTTGTCGACGGCACTTTCGGGTGAGCGGACGGTCATCGGTGCAGTCCTTCCTCGGCAGTGCGGACCGCGTGTGCGGCGGCGATCGCGGGTGTGACGAGCTGCGCGAGCATCGCCTCGTCAAGGTCCCGGCGGCACTCAGGGCCAACGCCGAGCACCTTGGACCGGTCGTCGGTCAGGGCGCGGCCGCATTGGCAGCAGCGCGTCGACAGATCAGCGAACAGGCGGCGAGCGGCGGCCGGGTCCTGGTCGATCACGGCATGGACACTCCGGAGCCACTTCAGGTATCCAGCCTGCCACTCGCGTAGCCACGCGATCCGCTCGTCGGCGTCGGCCGGGGCGTCGCGCTTCAGGGGCCGGGCGGGTCCGTACCATGCACGCTTCGGCCAGACGGAGACGATGCCGTTGTGGGATCGCCAGTAGGTCATCGTGGTCGGGTCGGAGGGGTCGATGGCGGCGTAGTAGCCGTTCGGCAGGGTCGTCATCATGCGTTCCAGTTGTCGACGGCCCACACGAACGCGCGGGCCAGACCGAGCAGCACGGCAGCCATGCCCCACACGACAGCCACGGCCGGCCACCCGCCGGCGTCGAGGTAGGCGCCGGTCGAGATCCCGGCGACGATGGCGGCGCCGGTGGTGATGGCGACGGCGCGGGCGGCGACCCGCTTCGGGTTGTTCATCGGCGCTTGCCCTTCTTGAGTGCGCGGGCGGCCGCCCGGCGGTCGGATCGGTTCCGAGCGGGCGCCGGGTCGGGGGCGTCGTCGTCGACGACCTGCTCAACGGTGCCGAGCACCTGCGCGCGGGGTTCCCGGGCGTGCCATCCGTGCGGCAGCCGGCTCGGGCCGGTCATCGGGCACCCGCCGGCGTCCAGTCGACGAGCGGCGCCGCATCCCGCACGTACAGCGGATGCCGCGGCATCCCCGCCGACGTCACTGCGAGGCACTGCAGACGGTCCATGCCCGGCAGAGTGAGCACATCGGCGACCCGCTGCTCGGTCGCCCTCGCACCCCACGCAGCGACGAGCGGACCGCCCGATTCGAGGGCGTCGAGCGCGGCCTGCGTCAGCCACCCGTCGCCGGCCGGGCCGATGCGTGTCGGCTCGTCGGCGGGCAGGTCGTTCGGGTTCGTCGCCCGGTACGCGTACAGGTTGACGACGACGAGTGAGCCGCAGTCCCACCGCTGCGCGTACCGCACGCACTTGCGCACGGTCGGGTCGTCCCGGTCTGCGTCAGCCGTGGACGGGTTGAGCATGACGAACGTGGCGGGCGGCCGGGTGTCGTCCCACTCGCGGGTGAGCCGGTAGCGGTATCGGCCGCAGTCGCTGAACTCGACGGTTCGGTGCGTGATCGGCCGGTACTCGGGCCGCGAAGTGGGAGTCAGCGGGAGTAGAGAGGTCTGTTCCATGGCGGGTCCTTCAGGGCGTGGTGGGCATGCGGGTCTCGGCCCGACGCAGCAGCGCGTCGGGGGTGATGTGCCAGCCCTCGCGGGCGAGTTCCAGCACGGTCAGGCGGCCGATCGCGTCCGGGCCTGCCTGCGGGTGGTCGGCGACGACCGCGGCCACCACAGCGGCGACGGCGTCGGGAATCTGGGAGCGTTCGGTGCGGGCGTACATCACGCGTCACCGCCGTCGAATGGAAGCGGCTCGTGCGTCGACTCGATCGCGAGCCGGTCCATGACCGCGGCCTGCTCGACGACCACGCACGGCGGGCAGAAGTGCCGGGTGCCGCCGACCGCGACCCATCCGGTGCGGCACATTTCGGCGGCGAGACTGTCGGCGCCCTCGACGGTGTCGAGCAGCAGCACCTCGGCGTCGTCCTCGGGGTCGGCGAACGAGACGCCGCACCGGTTGCATTCGACCGCCCACACCGTGCGGGCCGCGAACGCCATCACGCCACCTGCTCGGCATCGGCATCGGCATCCGACCGCAGCCGGCGCAGCAACTCCCGTGCCCGCCGGTACTCGTCGGTCGGCTCGCCCGCGCTGCTCGGCACCGCGTCACCGGCGGTCAGGGCCCGCCACTCGACCGGCTGCTCGCCCCCGCAGCGCACTGCGTGCCGCTGCGCCCGCAGCGCCGCCCGATAGCCCGGGATGTCGTCGGGGTCGAGCCGCGGGTGCCGGGTCGGCTCGAACGTGCCCGTGTGCCGGGCGAGCCGGTCGCGGGCAACCTTGCGCCACCGGGCCGCGATGTCCTTCGGCATGATCGGCCACGCCGACTCGGCGTAGTGCTCGCCGATCGCCTGCCCGGCGAACTCGAACGGCACCTCGCGCAGCACGGCCGCCCACAGCGTGAGCTGCGCCGCCTGCTCGGTCTCGTCGATCCGCACGACACGGTCGTCGATCAGCGAGATCTGCTGAAACAGTTCGATGGTTTCGTCGACGTTCACGCGGTGCCTCCCTGCATGCGCTCGCGCAGCCGGTCGAGGCCGGCGCGCTGCTGCTGTCCTTTGGTCATGGGCTGCTGTCCGAACGGGGGCCGGACGACCACCCCGCCGCCGGACGGTTCGCGGTCGGTGCGTTCGTTCTCGGCCCACTGCTGCCACCGGCCGCCCCACGCTGCGGCGCGGGTGCCGTCGTCGAGCATCCGGCGCACGAACTTCCTTGTGACGGCGTCGACCTGGTCGGCGGTGAGCTGCGGCTGCCCGTCCTCGGCGCGGGCGAGCTGCGCGGCCCGCACGTCGTCGGCAGACGGCTCCCAGTCGGCGGGGATCCCGGTGCGTGCGGGCGCCGGCTCGGGGTCGTGCTGCCGCCGCGGCGGCGGGGGCGGCGGGTCGTCGAGCCGCATCTGCTGCCCCGCCTGCCGGTCCCGGTACGCCCGCTTCTTATCCGCCTCGCGCTTCCTGCGGGCGAGGACCTCGGCGCGGGTCGGGTTGCCGGACTCGGCATAGTCGTGCATGTGGTAGTCGCCCGGCCGAACGGCGGGGCAGCGGCCGCAGGTGTGCGCATGGTCGTGCCAGAGTCCGACCGCGACCAGCTTGCGGATCTGCGGGGCGGTGCCGTACATCTTCGCCACGTCACCCGGCACGTGCCCGTCGGTGAGGTGCTGCGCCACGTACGAGCCGATCCGCGACCACAGACCAACGGCCGCATTGCCCGCAGCCATCATCTTCGGGTGGCTGTGCGCCCCGTCGTCGACGACGAAGAACGGCATGGTGTCTCCAGAGGTTCAGAGCGTGAGCTGTACGGCGGTGGGTGCGGCGGGAACCGCGGGGCCGGTGCACTGGTGGTCGATCACGTGCTCGCGGCCGCACGGGGTGCTGCGCCGGCGGCAGTCGGCCCACATGAGCTCGAGCCCGGCTTTCGTGGTGCGCAGGCACCAGTCGAGCCGGTTCGGTTCACGCAGGGCGGCGGCCGCCGCGGGGGTGAGCGGTGCAGCGTCGGCGGTGACGTCGAGTGCGGCGATTCGGCCGACGAGCTGCCGCAGCACGGTTCGGCCGCAGCGGCACTTCTGCCGCCGTGCGGCACCGGCCCGCGGTTCCCTGGTCACGCGTGCTGCTCGATCCGGCTGCCGCGCCGCTTCCGTTCCTGATATGCCTCGTACTCGGCTTCCGTGGGCAGTGTCCGGAGCGCGTCGGCGACGGCGATCTCGACGTCGGCCTCAGCGATGCCGTTCTCACCGTCGAAGGTGCCCTCCGTCTTCCGGTACCGCATGAGCGCCCGCATCAGCTCGGCGATCTGCTCGGCCCGCTTGTTATCGAGGGCGACCTCGCACAGCGTGATGCGCACCTTCACCTGCGCGTCCTTCTCTTCACCGTCGGCGTGCCCGGTGTATGAGGTGCTGGTGAGCTGCACGACGGCGAAGATCGAGTCTCCGGGCCGCTCGAACAGTCCACGCCGCATCTCGGGCGGGATTGCGGCGTGCACCATGGCGGCGCCGCTGTCGAGCTTGATCTCGACGGGGTCGTGCTTGCCGAGCCTTGGCATGCTGATCACTTCCTCTTTCGCTTCTGCTGCTCTTTGCGGCGGTGGCTGCGCAGGGCAGCGGCCGCTCGTACGTCGGGGTTGGGGCAGTCGTCGCGCATGTGCCGCTCGGCTCGGATCACGAGCGACTCGACGTCCTCGTAGCCGAACGCGTCCTCGGACGGCGCTCCGCACGAGCACGCGAAGTCGGCGGCTGCGAGGGTCTTCGCCTTCGCGTGGTCGAGGCGGATCCGCAGCCCGTACCCGGGGTGCGGGAGCGCGATCGTCGGCCCGGCGCCGACTGCCCCGGTCACGCCAGCACCGCCTGGCGTGCCGCCGTACGGGCATCCCGGCACGGCTGGCATACGGGCGTACGGGCCTGGTAATGAGCGCCGGGCCCCGCCGGTGTTCCACAACGGCCAGTCCAGTCGGGGAAGGCAGACGGGTCGTCGATCGTGTCGTCGTCCCACGCCCCTACCGGCGCCCAACCGTGCGCGGCCGCGTGTCGCCGCGCCCTGGTGATCCCACCGTGAGTCGCGCCGTGTTCTGCCGGGTCGGCTCGCCACAGGTCGTCGTACATCGAGCGCACGGCGAGCGCGCGGCGCACGAGAACGTGCTCGCAGGCGAGCATGGAACCGAAGTTGCCCGGCAGCATGCCGAGATGTGCCGCGAGGTGCCGCTGCGGCCAGCCGACCGCGACCAGGGCGTGCGCACGACGCTGGGTACCGACGGGACTGATCAGCGTGGACGGCGCAAGGTTCTCGAGGGTCGGTTCGACGGCGAGCACCGCGGCGGCGAGGGCGGGCCTCACCTTCTCCTGAGGGCCGGTGCCACGCTCGGGCCGGCCTGTGAGGATGCCCTGCAGCCGCTTGCGGTCCACCTTGGCGACGGCGGCGATCGTCCGCAGGCCCATGTCGCAGGACTTGAGACGCAGCAGGTGCTCGCGTACCGGTGCGGCATCGACGTACGGCTGCCATGTGCCGTAGGCGATGGCCCGTTCGCGGGTGTCGTTGTACTGGGAGACGGCGAACCCGCAGGTGTAGCAGCGGCAGCCGTCGAGCTTGTACCGGGCGTATCCGTGATCACGGCTCATCGCGGACCCCCATCACGAATCGCTGCGGAAGAAGGTTGGGCCACTCGACCTTTGACAGCCGGTCCCGCTGCGCCTGCGGCAGGTCGAACAACGGCACCCCGTACGCGTCGTGGCCGGCGGCCCGCAGCCACCACGCGTCGCACTGGTCGCCGCCCTTGTCGTCGACGAACTCGACCCCGGCCGCGAGGTACGCCGCCGCAGCCATGCGCGACTTGTCGGCGTTGCCGTGGTCGCAGGCAAAGCTCTTGAGCGTCGCCGGGACGACCGTGGTGTATGGCACCCGAGCGTCGAGCAGGACGCACTTCACCGGGCCGTGCACCTGCGCGGTGATCCCGGCCGCCATGGCGTGCTTGGGCAAGTCCTCGATCACGACGACGTCCGGGCGTTCGGCCTCGACCGCGGCGGCGATGTAGTCGCGGATCTGTTGCAGGCGCCGGTCGCCGTCCTTCTGCCGGGTCTTGATCCGGGCGGTCTTGCCGTCGGGCAGGCAGATCCCGGTCGACGTCAGCGACAGGTCGAGCCCGATCACGCGCAGCCCCTCGGCGGCCCTGGCGACCAGGTCGACGACCGGCGACCGGGCGCCGGCCGGGATGAGTCCGGGGATCGTCATGCGGCACCGTCCTCGTCTGGCCACACGATGCGCGGTTTGACCTTCACGGCGCGGCCGTCGCGGATGACGACGCGCCATAGGTCGTCGCTCTCCTGGCCTTCGCAGTTCAGCCGGCCGGTGAACGTGTGGCCCGGGAAGGCGTCGACGGCCTTCTGTACCTGGTTGAGCAGGTTGTACGCCCGGTACTCGTCGATCTCGCGCATGACGAGCGCGGTTGCCGTGCGGTGCAGCAGCGGCCCGTCCGGGGTGTCGACGGTTGTCTCGTGGACGCGCAGGATCAGGTCGGGGTTCGAGCAGGTGATGTTGTGCGGGGCGAATTCGCTGCCCTTGAACTCGGGCCAGGCGAGCGGCGGTTCGATGGCGAACTCGCCCGTGACGTGTGTGATGTAGCCCATGGGTCAGCCCTCCGTTCCCACGACGGGGGCGATCGGGCCCGTCACCGCGCGGATCACGTCCAGCGACGCGGTTTCCTCGCCGTCGTTGCTCCGCATCAGCGGCACGCCCTGCCCGTCCATGCGACCGGTCCAGTGCCACCGGACGTCGGTGACGTCGTCCCACGGCACCGACAGGTCCCACCGGTGCCCGGTGCCGTCGGTCCACACCTGCGCGTCGGCGTCGAGGCTGCCCCGGTCCGGCACGAGCGGCTCGGCGGGCCGGTCGGTCGGCTCGGGCTCGCCGCGGCGTTCGTCCCAGTGGCACGGGAAGGGCGGGTGGTTTGCCTCGACCCGCTCGGCGAGTTCGCGCAGCAGGCCGGCGATCCCGTTCGGGCACACGTTGCCGATCCGATACTTCACGCGGCCCTGGTAGTCGACGGTGACGACGAGCGCCTGCTCGTTCAGGTCGATCAGGGTGATAGCTGGCTCTTGGGTTTCAGACACGGTCGGCCTCCATCGGGCGCATCGGCCATGAGCCGTCGACGACGGCGTCGGGGTTGGTCTTGCGGAAGTGCTCTTGCAGCCCGGCCGCCTGCTCGGCGGCGAGCTTCACCTGCAGCTCGTGCAGCTGCGCGAGATCGAGGTCTTTCAGCTCGTGGAAGCGGGGCCGCTTGCTGAACCGGATCGACTCGGGCCAGTCGGAGCGCCGCATATGGGCGAGGACCCCGATCCGGTACGCGATCCGCGCGGCCATGAGCGCGTCATACGCGCAGCCGTGCGCTTCGCTCTCGTTCCACGGCAGCTCGTAGACCTGCGCGAGGGTGATCAACTGCCGTGGGCCCTGCGTCTCCGACACCCGCTTGCGGTACGGCGAACAGTGCGTGTCGAGCACACGGGTGTCGATCACGTACGGCGGCCGGTCGCCGACCCGGTCGACGAGCGTCGGCAGCTCGTGCCGCCTGCACTCGCGGTCGAGCAGCGTCAGGTCGTAGGCCACGTTGTGCCCGACGATCACCGCCCCCTTGCGGGAGTCGGCGACGAGCGCCGCGGCGATCTCATCGACGACCTGCCGGGCCGGTGAACCGTGCTTGCGGGCGTGCTCGGTCGTGATGCCGTGCACGGCCGTCGCACCTTCGGGAATCTCGATGCCGGGGTCGGCGAGCCACTCGCTCGCGTCGGTCGGCTGGTCGCCGCCGACGCCGATCACTGCGGCGGTCACGATGCGGTCCTGCTCGACGTCGACCCCGGTCGTCTCAAGGTCGAACGCACACAGCCTGTTGCGGTGCCACATCACCGACCACCGCCCCGAACCTTCGCCCGACGGGCGTAGCGCTCGCGCTGCCGTGGCTTGTGCCACGTGTAGTAGGCGACACGGCATGCGTCACACGGCGTCTCCCGGCGGTACCAGTGCTGCCGCGCACCCTTCGGCGTGCCGTGCTCGATGGGCTGCAACCGCGCCGGGTCCTTCGGCGCCGTGTAGCGCCGACGCTTGTAGTCGTTGTTCGCCTCGCGGCAGTCCCCGCACGGTTCCTCGCCCTTGTTCAGGTGCGAGTTGTAACCCGAGTACGTGCCGCACAGCGGCTGATCGTTGTAGGGCCGCACCGACGGCTTCATGCCGAGCGAGATCAGCACTTCGTCATAGGTCGCAGTCACCGTCCACCCCCCGGCGTCGCCACGGTCGGCCACGACGCGGACGGGAACGCGGCCGGCGGCTCGTCGTCGCCCTGGTCGTCGCCGTCCTCGACGAACTCGGCGTCGATGACGTCGTCGTCCGGCCCCGTCTGCTCGTCGTCCTGGTCGCCGAGCTCGCCCGTGTGCGTGTCGACCCCGGCCTCGATGTCCCGGGCGATCTGCACGAGCTGCTGCGACAGTTCGTCGGCGCCCTTCGGGTCGACGTGCCCCGCACGGTTCGCCCGGTGCCACACCTCCCGTGCCGCCTCGACCGTCCGGCACGCCCGTGCCTCGGCCACGTAGTCAGGGCGTGCCGCCTCGATCGCCGGACGGTCGACGACCGTCCCACCATTGAGCGCCGCGGCGGTCGACAACGGCCCAGAAAGCGCCTGCCGCAGCGTCGGCAGCGACGGCACGAGCATCACGACGGGGAACTGCTTCGTCTTACCCCGCCGCACCGCCGTGCGCTGCTCGATCCACATCCGCACAGGCATCAGGCCCTTGCCGCCGGTCGCCTGCAGCACCGTGTCGATACCGCCGGCCATGACGTCGGCCGCGTAGTGACTCTTCGATTCCAGTCGCCACACGCCGAGGTCGGGCAGGTCGGGCAGGAACACACCGATGCGGCTCGTCGGCTTGCATACCGACCCTTGCTTGACCTCGTTCTGCTCGTGCCAGTCGGGCCCGTACTGCGCGAAGCAGCGGCACGGCTGCCGTGACAGCTGCTCCGTCTCTCCGTCGCAGCGCCGGTCGCATCCACCGCCCGACCACCGTTCATAGTTCTGTGACAGCGGGTCGCCGGCGGGCAGGATCGCCCGCAGCTCGGTCGCGTCGGTGATGACCCGGTACTGCGCGATCTTCTGCCCCTGCGGCGTCCATTCCTCGACGGTGCCGCCGTACAGTTCGGCGGCCCGCTCGACGTACTCGCGCGAGTGGCTGCTGAGCACGAACGTCTTGCTCTTGACGGGGATCGGGCGCCCGTCGGGCTTCGGGTTCGGCCGGCTGTAGCCGGTGCGGATGCGACCGAGCTCGGCCGCCTGCTTCTGCATGGTCTTGATGCGGGAGCCCATGATCAGGCTGCCTTTCGCTCGGGAGACCCCGGCGCCCACGGCGGCAGGATCGTGTCGTAAGAGGCCGGCGCGGTGTGCAGGTACCGGGCCGTGCGCAGCGCGCCGAGGAACGCCCGGAACTGCGCCGGGCCCGACGGCACCTCGATCAGCCGGTGCGACCGCGGCCGCAGGTTCAGCAGCCCCGTGCGCAGCACTTTCGGGGCGGGCTCGTCGGTGTCGTCCGGCAGCAGCAGCACCGGCGCGTGACGCAGCGCGGCGAGCTGCAGCGGCTGCTCGTCGTAGACCGTCGTCGCCGGTTTGGTCGCGCTGCTCTTGTAGTCGATGAGCCACGGCTGCCGCCGCCGGTGCGGCCCGGTGCCGAGCCAAATCCACAGATCGCCGGTGCCGGCGTAGCCGCACTTGCGGTTGAGCACGGTCGACTCGACGGCGATCACGTCGCGCTCGAAGTCGACGCGCCACAGGCGGAACCACTTCGCGAGCTGCTGCGCGTACGGCTCGACCTCGGGATCGGCCGGGTACGGCACACCGAGCACGAGCGCCTGCGCCCGGTTGTGCACGCGGGTGCCGAGGTTCTTCGCCTTGTCGGAACGGCCGCGGGGCACGGCGACGAGCTCGCGGCGCAGCGCGGTCGGCTCGGTCCGGGCCCGGCGGGCGGTGTTGATCGGGTCGGCGATGATGTGGTCGGCGACGAGTCCGGCGCCCCACGGCATGAGCGCGAACGATTTGTTCACGCCGGCGTCGAGGACGTTCGTGACGCTGATCAGGTCGGGGCCCCCGGCGGGGTCGCGGTAGTAGCGACCCCGCTCGGTTGCGACTGCCCATTTCGGGTCGGTCACTGGGCACCGCCCGTCTCGGCCAGTTCACGTTCGCGGCGCCGGGCCCGGTAGGCGGCGACGTCTGCCGTGTTCGCCTTCGAGCAGGGCGTGCACCGGCAGCCGTGGTTCTTGTACGTCGACGGCTTGCCGTGCCCGGCACGGTCGGCGGACGACGGCTCTTGCTTGCGGACGGAGCGCTGCCCTGCGCAGTAGTTCCGGTGGGCGTCACGGCATGCGGCGCAGCGGCAGCCCTTCTTGTACGTGCGGTAGTCGCCGTGCCCGTGGTCGACCGGCGGCCGACCAGGACGACGCGTTGGCTTCGGTGCCAGCGCGTCGAGCCCGAGCATGGCGAGCAACAGCCGCAGATCGTCCGGGCCGGTGGCGCGGTCAGCCACCGTGACAGCGGCGCGACGGTGCTCGGCACTCATGAGGCACCGCCCATCGAGCAGCGGCACTTGCATCCGTCGCCGATGGAGCACTCGTGACAGTCGAGGCAGACGTCGCAGGTGGGGCAGTGCCCGCAGGCGGCGGGGCCCGAGCCGCAGTCGTCGCACTCGGGCGCCGTCACGGTCAGGGCGGCACCGCCCATCATGGCCCGACCGTTGTGCGCACCGGCGAGGAACGCGGCGAGCCGCATCGACGACCGGCGGGCCGGGGTGAGCTCGCCCTCGCGGGTGCCCTTCCCCTGCTCGCCCGCCGAGCGCTGCACCCGAACCTCGGTGACCGTGCCGCCCGTGAGGTGCAGCGGCCGGTCGTCGTCGGCGTGCGTCCAGAACTGGACGTACACGCCGTCTTCGTTCCGGGACCAGTCCCAGCACTGGCCGTAGCCGACGGTCTTGGCGATGTCGTCGCAGAAGTCGCGGGCATCGTCGAGGGTCAGGTGCACCTCGGATTCGACGCTGTCGTACTCGGCGAGGTACAGCGGCGTCTCGTGCAGCACTTCGGCGACCAGGTCGGCGACGAGCTGCTCGGCGGTGCCGGGTCGAACTTCGGGCGCCCCTTCGAGGGCGGCGAGGACCCGCTCGCGGGCGCTCACACCGCACCGCCGACCAGGGTCGGCCGGACGATCAGCGCGTCGCCCGTGCCGAACCAGGGGCAGCCGTCCCAGCTACACAGGATCTTGCCCGGGTGGTTGGGGCAGCCGGCCCGGTACCGGGCCACCGCCGCGAGCAGCGACGGGTGCGCCTCGACCGTGAGCCCGAGGCTGCCCGAGATACCGGGGTGCCCGTTCCACGTGTGCGACACCTCGACGTCGAGCACCGCGAGCTCGGCCCGAATGTCGTCGAGCTCGTGCAGCCCGATCCCGTTCACGATCTCGCCGTACGGGCCCGGCCGCGAGAACACGGGGCGGGACACCTGCACGGACACGACCGGCAGAGCACCGGACCCGGACGGGCAGAAGCCGTACAGCCGGTTCGCCGGGACGTCCGGGATGCTGATCCCGAGGTGCTGCTGAATCGCTCCGTCGGGCTGCTCGGTGCCGTACAGCCACCGGATCCCGGCGGCGAGAATGTTCATGCGGTTCACGCCGCACCTCCCTGTCGCTGCTCGGGCAGCGGGTTCTCGGCGAAGTGGGCGCGGGTACGCCTTATCGCCGGGTGCTTGATCTCGGATGCGCCCCGCGGCGGGGCGGGCGGCGCGTCCTCGGCCGCCCACTTGGCCTCGTACGCGTCGAGCTGCTGGGCGACGGTTGCGGCGCCCTCGAAGTCGCGGCCCTGCTCGGCCTCGGCGCGCGAGGTGTTGAGCACGTCGCGGATCTCGTTACGCTGCGCCTCGATCGCCGGCCGCTCCAACTCGGCGACCCGGGCGCGCAGAGTCTCGATCTCGCGTTGCGCCCGCTCGGCCGCTTCGAGGTTCGCCGTGATGTGCCGACGGTTCTCGGCCCGCAGCCCGGCGTTCTCGATCTTCAGCAGCTTCCCGTACGCCTCGCGCCCCTTGGCTTCCTGACGCGACCGGCGCAGCTGCTCCAAAACCTCGGGCAGTCGCTTCCGGCGGTCCTCCAACTCGGCGGCGCCGCCCGGCTCGACGAGCATCCCCTCGTCGATGAACGCCTGCACCGCGGACGATGCGAGGTCGTCGCCACTGGTCATCCACGTGCGCCACACGATCCCGCGGGCGAAGGTGAGCAGCAGTTCGTTCTTCATGCCGCACCCGTCCTCGCGCTCATGAGCCGCAGGGCGAGCCCGCGCATCTCGTCGGCGAGCGCAGCAGCACGGGCCGGATACAGCGGCAGCCGCGTCGGCAGAGCCTCGACGAGCCGCTCGACGAGCATCTGCTCGCGGTCGTGCCCGTCGTGCGTCGACGCCGTCTCGTACATGTCGATCAGGTCGCAGAAGTCGGCGGCGAGCGCGCCTTGCGCGAGGGTCGTCACCAGGTCCGTCACGAACGCGGTCACGTCGAGGGAAACCACGCTGTCCGTCTCGCCGACCGTCACCGTGTACGGCCCGTCAACCGGCTGCCCGGTCTCGGTCCAGTGCGAGGCATGTCCGGCCGGCTGCCCGCACTCGCGGCACCGCTGGAACGCAGGCTTACCGTCGAGGGGGCGAACCCACTCCATGTCGCTCTTGTGCGGTGTCTTCGCCGCCTTGTCGCAGCCGAAGCAGGCGTCAACCGTGATCAGCCGTCCATGGGTGCACTCAGCCACGGCGCACCCCCGCACGGCGGTCGTGCTCGGAGAGCAGCGCCGGCACGCCCTCGCCGATCAGCCGGACCCGGACGCCGCCGACCACGCAGCGGGCGATCGTCGCCGCACCGGTGTGCGTCGTGCGCCGCTGGTCGGTCGCGCCGAGCTCGCGCGTCCACCGGTCCCAGTCCGTGATCGAACGCGGGCGTACGACGAGCTGAACCTCGCCGCCGGCGGCCGACGCGGTCGGCGCGGGGGCGGGCATGTCGGCGAACCGGGCCGGGGCGGTGTCGGCGAGCGCTTTCGCCTTGCGGCACTGCACCGCGAGGGCGACAGCGGCCGGGGACGGGGCGGGCCGGTTGCGGCCGGGGGCCGTAAACGGGTCGGTGATCGTCATTCGGTCACCGCCGACAGCACCTCGGTCAGAACGTCCTCGCCGGACACGACCGGACAGTGCACGTGGATCGCCACGGCCCGCCCGTTCGCCCGCACCGGGGTTTCGGTGCGCAGGGTCCACAGCGACGCACCGGCGGCCGGGTTCTGCACGCTGCGGGTGACGTGCCCGCCGAGGGCGAGCAGCCACTCGGCGAGGTCGTCGACGTCGGCGAGCGTGATGTGCACGAGCAGCGGGCGGGCGACCAGCGTCGGCGCGGGCAGGGCGAGTTCGTCGATGACGACCTGCACGGCGAGACGGTTGTCACTGATCGCGGCGGATACGTCCGGGGGTGGTGTTTCGGTAGGCTGAGCGCTCATGGCTCGTGCCTCTCTTCCTTGGGGTTGGTAGGTGCGGGCCTCTTGGGGTCGCTCCGGTCGGACGGGGCGGCCCCTTGACGTACGGCCCTATGCCGCTTGCGGAACGGCAGCCGGCCCGGCCGACTGCAGCTCGCGCCGGCGGACGATCTCGGCCTCGATCGCGTCGACTGACCCGAGCGGATGCCCGGGGTAGTACGCCGCTTCTGCCGCCTGTCGCGGTGTCTGCGACGCGCGCTCGGCGACGGCGTCGACCAGGGCGTTCGCTGCGGTCTGCAGAGCGCGAAGGCGTGTGATCTGCTCGCTGCTCATGCCGCGACCGAGGTCTGCTCGGGCTTGGGTGTCCGGATCTCGAAGAGGTCGGCGAACTCGCAGCCGTAGAGGCTGCACAGAGCAGCGACGGCGGTGGAGCTGGCCGGACCCCCCTTGCGCAGGCGGTGGATCGTCGCGATGCCGAGGCCGGCGGCGACTGCCTGCTGCTCGTAGGTGTGGTGGCCGTGCGCCTTGGCGAGGTCGGCGTATGCCGCGGCGCGCAGGTGGATACTCATCGTTCGGTGCTTCCTTCCATCGGTGGAAGTTCGACCCGTGGAGGGAAGGTAGCACGTTGTTTCCTGCCGCGGAAGGAAGCAGCGTCACCCAATCCGGCGATTGCGATATTCGAGCGCGTGTTCGAAGATGGGCCTAGACTGCTGAGACGACCAAAGGTTGCCCCGGTAAGTCATTGACCTGTGTTTTCACGGATGGAAGGTTGACCTAACTTCCTGCCGTGAGCGGTAGCCTGCACGCATGCGGAGACGAGACGATCATGAAGACAAGGCGCCAGGGTGGCTCACCTGGCTATACGGCGAACTCGCCGATCGCGGCTACGACGTGCAGTCGCCCCGAGGGGGGGACCGGGTGCGGTTCGCTGCCGACGCGGGCATCGCCCCGTCGACGGTTACCCGGATCCTGAGCGGCACCGTCCCCAACCTCGAAGTGCAGGTGGCACTCGCCCGGTTCCTGCAGAAACCGCTCGATGAGTTGCTGGTCCGCACGGGCAAGGCAACGGAAGCGGACTTTCAGCATCCGGCGAACGAATCCAGTCACTTTGGGGTATCGTCCGGACACACTTTGACTCCCGAAGAGCTTGCCGTAATGGCCGGCGTTCCGAGGGACGATCGAGACTGGTTCGCGACCATGGTTAGGCGCCTGCGGAAGCAGGACGACGCGAATGACAGCACCGCGGGGGGTGCTGCCGCGGAAGGGTGATCGGATGCACGTGCCCAGAGGAGTGGTTGCGGGATCGGTTGCGGCAGTGGGGGCCGCATTGATCACGTACGCCGCACTCGACGACCACACCGCCTCATACCGGATCGGCCTTGTTCTGCTGCTCGTCGGACTGACCGGCGTGGTCGTAGTCAGCAACCGCCGGGACACAGAGCGCCTCATGACCCATCAGACGCGCATCGCCAGTCTGTCCAAGCGGCAGGCGCAGCAGTACACCGAGATGGGTTGGAGAGCAGCAAAGATCGACACAGTCACGGCGTCGGGAACTGCCGAGGCCAGTGAAGGGCGTGCGGATGTGCTTCCCATGCCCGGACCTCGGAACGAGACCTACATCCGACACGGCGGCAGTGCCTGATAAATAGGATTAACCGAAATGGGCTCCCTGAAGGTTTATGAACAGGTGCCCCGTGGTAAGGCGATCGCGAGCGGTCTGATTCCTGTAATCGGATACGCTCGCGTTTCCACGTGGCGCGAAGAAATGATTTCCGTCGACATTCAGAAGAGTGTCGTCGAGGACGCCGCCGCCCGCCGCGGCCGCTACGTAGCCGAGTGGATCGTCGACCCCGACGCGACCGGCCGGAACTTCAAACGCAAGGTGATGCGCGCGATCGAGATCGTCGAGGACGACGCACGCCCCGAGCGCGAGGTGTGGGCATGGAAGTTCAGCCGGTTCGGCCGCAACCGGCACGGCGTCGACATCAACCTCGCCCGCATTGAGAACGTCGGCGGCGACCTCGTCAGCGCGACCGAGGACGTCGACCCCCGGACCGCCGTCGGCCGGCTCACCCGCGGCATGCTGCTCGACATCGCCGAGTTCGAGTCCAACCGCGCCGGCGAGCAGTGGCGCGAGACGCACGAGCTGCGTCGCGGCAAGGGCCTGCCTGCCACGGGCGGGAAGCGGTTCGGGTACACCTGGTTCCCGCGCCGGATCCCGGACGGGCAAGGCGGGTGGAAGCTGCAGGACGAGCGGTACGAAGTCGCCCCCGACCTTGCAGAGCTGTCCCTCGAAGGAATCCAGCAGTACGGATCGGGCAAGGTCGGATACGGGAAGATCGCCGCCCGCTGGAACGAACTCGGGGTGCTCAACACTCGCGGCCGGCCGTGGCAGGACCAGACGGTTCGCTGGTACTACGACAGCGGCTTCGGCGCCGGACTGCTCGTCACCCACCGCAGTGACGTCAAGTGCAGTGACCCCGGCCGCTGCCAGAAGCCACCCCACTACACGCACCTGCCTGCCGAACATGAGGCGATCTGGACCGGTGACGAGTGGGACGCTTACCAGGAACGCCGGCAGGCGCGCCGCACCACCCCGCCTCGCAGCCACGAACCCGCCTACCCGCTGTCCGGCCTCATCCGCTGCGGAGAGTGCGGCAGCTCCCCGATCAACGACAACCATCACAACTCGTGCTACGCCTATCACTGCCTCGCACGAGCCCGGCACGCCGTCGACCACCCAACGGTGTGGATTCGACGGGTGGTCGTCGAGGGCGAGGTGCACGAGTGGCTGCGCGGCGTCCGGGATCAGATCGACGCGCTCGCGGCCGGGACGGTTGTCCTGCCGCGTCAACGCAAGGGCCCGGACGTCGATGTGCAGCGCAAGGCGCTCGAGGCGAAGCTAGCGAAGGTGTCGGCAGCGATCGACCGGGCGACGGAGGGGCACGCACTCGGCGACATCCCGCGCGACACGTACCTGCGGACCCGCGACCGGTTCGTGAGCGAGGCGAACGCGCTGCAGGCGCAGCTCGACGCCCTGCCGCGCGAGGACGCCGCGCCGCAGAGCCCCGAGCCGTTCCGCGATGTGGTGCAGGGGCTGCTCGACGAGTGGGAGACGATCAGCGTGCAGTCGAAGCGGATCATCCTGGCGAGCCTGATCCGCCGGGTCGACATCTGCGCAGGTAAGCGCGTGCGCGTCGTCCCGGTGTGGGAGCCGGAAGAGCAGCCGAGCAGCTAGTCGTGACTGCTGCCGCTACCCGGCGGCGTACCCCGTTTTGGGATAGTGGTCGCTCATAGATGAATCCAAAACATGTATCCGCTCACCTGCGGAAATGCGAGCACCCCGGACGCCGTGTCTTTGCGGAGACGAAATGGCGCCCGGGGTGCGGCCGCGCCTGCCGTGTGGGGCACGGGCAGGCGGGCAGCCGTCACTCGGTGGTGACGGCGGTCATGAGTGGTTCGGTTCTAGCGAACCTGTGCACTGTGCAAGTTTCAAGAGCATATGCGAACAGTCATTCGAAAGGGTGATGAGCTCGCGCAACTGTTCCGTGACTCAGGAATGTACGGTATACGCTACAGACATTGGATCTTGATGCGGCAACGGTTGACCAGTGCCGCCGCTAGATCACCCCAGGCTTCTCGCCCGCCGTCGTGAGATCGGCGACAACATTCGCGAGGCGCGCCTCGCGGCCAATCTGACGCAGGAAGCTGTCGCCCTGCAGGCGGGCATCGAGCGCACGACACTGAACCGAATTGAGCAGGGGCACTCTGCCGCCCGCATCGACAGCCTGATTCAGATCTCCGAAGTCATCGGCGTGGAACTCTCCGACCTGATGCGCCGTAGGTAGCCCCGGCCTGCCCGAGGGGGACACAAACAGGCCGGGGCCGCTCATCCCTGCCCGCCGACGATCGGCGGCATCCGCGGGCAGGGGGATCAGGGGCACGCGTACACGTCACAGTCGAGGACGTGCGCGCCGTCGCGGCCGACGGCACGGCCGACGTGTATCGCTCCGGTTGTAAGGGTCTTGCCGCAGGCGTAGCAGTCCCAGCCGAGAGCCTGCCCATACTTCAGCGCGGCAGCGGGCGGGATTTTCGCGTCACGGCACCGGGCGCGGTCGGCGGGCGGCGTGGTGGCGGCCGGCGCGGTCACGGCTGCAGCTCCCGCTGCTCGCCCTTGTACCGCGGCCACGTCGCCCCGGAATACTCGTGCTCATGGTCCCCATCGTGACTCGGGTCCGGGTTCGTGCAGCGCCGCGTCGGGTTCTTCGGCATCGGCACCCAACAGAGGGCGGGGGCGGGCAGGGCGATCCGGTCGCCGATACGGGTCACGATCACGGTGTCGTCTCCGTCTCGATGAGCGAGTACAGCACCGGCACCTTGCGGCGCGTCGCGCACGACCAGTGGGCGAGCACGGGCCGGGGCGGGCCGGACACCGTGTCGACGAGCCTGACGCAGCAGTTCGCGCCGGGGTGGGGGCAGTAGCTGCACGGGCGCAGCGGCACGTCGCGCTGCGGCATGGCGAGCAGGTGCGCGATCCGGCCGGCGCTCGCCGGTTCGTCGCCGCGCTGCCCGACTTCGTAGTCGTACTCGGTCAGGTAGGCGTCGCCGGTGCACCTGATCGTCGTAGCGATCAGCCGGTGCATCGGGTTCGTTGCGGTCACGGTCCCGGCGTCCGGGTCCATGACGACTGTCAGGCCCCGTAAGCGCAGGTTGTCGGCGAGTTCGTGCAGGTGGCTGCGGGTCACACGTTCAATCTGCCCGCGCGGCAGACTGGTTGGGATGTGACAACCTATGACAGGAAGTGGATCATGAGACGCGTCGCTGTCACCGGCACCCGTAAGACCGAGCACCGCCCCGTCGACGAGTACGCGGCCCTGTTCGCGCAGTACCTCGCCCCGTTCGCCGACGACGCGCGGTTCTACATCGGCGGCGCCCGCGGCATCGACACACTGACGCTGCTGTGGCTCGCCGAACACACCCCGGCCGCCCTGACCGTCGTCACCCCCGGCCGGCTCGCTCAGCAGCCCGCCGAAGCGCGCGCTGCGGTGCGTGAACTCGGCGACCGTGTCGACCTGGTCGAGCTCGGCGCGACCGAGCTGCGCACACCCGCCTATCACGCCCGGAACCGGCACATGGTCGACCATGCGCAGATGACGGTCGGGTTCCCGCACGGCGACGAGCCGACGTCGGGCACCTGGCAGACGCTCAACTACACAGCCGAGCAGGGGAAACCTCGCCTGATCGTGCCCGTGTAGCGTTTTCTATACGTCACCATGGGGGGCATGGACGACAGAACCACCGGCGCCGCCGCAATGAAGCGGCTGCGCAAGAGCCGGGGGTTATCCCTCGCCGACACCGCCCGCGCCCTGCTCGCGATCGCCGACGACCTCGGGCAGCCACGCGGCAGCCTCCCCTCGGTCGCCGGGCTGCAGCGCTCCGTCGCCCGATGGGAGTCCGCGGCCCCGACACGGCCCGACGAGCGGCATCAGCTGCTGCTCGCCCACCTCTACGCCCGCACCCTGGCCGGCGCGCTGTCGATCGGCGCCGGGTCCGACTTCGCCGAGCTGCTCGACGCGCTCGGGCACCTCGGCGAGAGTGAGCACCGGCTCGCCGAGCTGCGGACGCTGCTGCTGCGCACGGCGACCGAGCAGGGCGGCGGGCTGCTCGCGCTGCTGTCGCCGGCGACGCAGGCCGGGCTCGCCGCGGCGGTCGCCGACCCGTCCCGTGTCGACGAGCCGGTCGTCGCCGGGCTCGCTGCCGCTGTCGCGGACGTCAACGCGCAAGTGGGCAGCCTGCCGTTCGTGCGGCTGCAGCTGCTGCTCGCCCCCGTCGTCGAGGCATGTCGGCAGCTGCTCGGCGGGCCGGTGCCCGAGCCGGTGTTGCCGTCGCTGCGGGTCGCGGCGGTCGCCGCCCGTACGCTCGCTGGCCGGCTCGCGTTCGAGACGCGGGATGATGCCGCGTCGCGGGCGCTGTACGCCGAGGCGACCCGCGAGGCCGGGCTGCTCGCCGACCCGTGGCGGCGGGCGACGGTCCACATGTCGCACGCGCTCGTCACCCTGTACTCGACGCAGGGCCTCGAGGACGCGCGGCGCCTGGTCGACGCCGCGGTGCGCGACGCGAGGACCGGCGGCAGCGTGACCGTTCGGGCCCGTGCGCACGCGCTGCAGGCTGAGATCGCGGCGCGGGCGAACGAGCAGCGGCAGGCGCAGGCTGCGCTCGGGCTTGCCTGGTATGACATGGACAGCGGTGCGGACGGCGACCCGTCGACGAGCAGCTTCTCGCCGGGGCACCTCGCCGGGTTCGAGGGCGTGTGCGAGCTGTACGTCGGCGATCCGGCCGTCGCGCACGACCGGTTCGCCCGGTCGGCGGCGTCGCTCGTCGGCCCGCGCGAGCAGGTGCAGCGGGCGATCGTGACGACCGATCAGGCACTCGCCCGGGTGCGGATGGGGGAGCCGCAGGCGGCCGCCGAGCTGCTGCACGGGTGCGTCACCGCGGCGGCGGCGACGGGCGGCCGGGTACCGGCGATCCGACTCAAGCGGGCGCGGCGGGAGTTGCGGCCGTGGCGGCGTGAGGATTGGGTCGCCGACCTCGACGATCATTTGATGGATGTGCTCGGCGCTTAGTCCGGGAGCAACGCGTACACGGAAGAACCCCCGCGCCGGAAGCGCGGGGGTTCTCTCATTCCCGCATGCGCGGGCAGCAGGTCTTGCACGCCCCTGAAACTCGGGCCATCCCCGCATAGGCGGGGAAACCTCCGCTTGCGCGGAGAGACGGGCCACAGTCAGCGCACTGACGTAAGGGCTCATCGGTACACCCCCGCAGCGGCGGGGAGCATGCTGCTTCAGTCCCCACAGGGGCCATCCCCGCGTTCGCGGGGAGCAACGGGACGACTATGGCACACGGCGCTGACAGCCCGGGACTGAAACGCAGAAAACGCCCCCTCGCGCCAGTAGGCGCGAGGGGGCGTTCGTGGTGCTACTGGCCAGACGGCGCGTCCGGGGCGGGCTCGTCCGGTGTCTCGGGCTCGGGCTCGGGGTCCGGCTGCGGCTCGGGCGGCGGGGCCGGGGCAGGCTCGGGCTCCGGATCCGTCCACCCGAGGTCGACCTGCGAGCCGACGTCGGTCGAGCCGGGGTCCGGCTGCGGCCGTGCGGGGCGCTCGGCGGGTGTCTGAGACATGATCCATGCTCCTTTGATCGTTACGGGTATTGGCGGCGGTTCGGGTCCAGCGCCAGGGACAGAGGCAGCAAAGGGTCGTCGTCCTCGGGCGGGGGCGGCGCGCCGTCGCGCCGGCAGACTTTCGCGTCCGGGTCGTAGCTCGGGGTCTGCCACGAGTAACCCTCCGGGCAAGACTGGCCAGCTGGCCCGGGCGGCCCCTGCTCACCGCGGGGCCCCTGCTCTCCGCGCTCGCCCTGCGGTCCGGCCGGGCCGGTGGCACCGTCCTTGCCGTCCACGCCGTCCCTTCCGTCCACGCCATCGGCCCCGGCCGCTCCCGGTTCACCGGGCTCGCCGGGCGTGCCGGACGGGCCTGTCTTGCCCGGCTCGCCCGGTTTACCGGCCGGTCCCTGCGGTCCTGGGATCGGCACCGGCACCTCGGCCCGGTCCGGCAGATCGTCGACCGCCCGCGCCGGATCCGGTGCGGCCGGCGTATCGCCCCGGGCCTCGATCTGTGCCCGCAGCACTCGAACGTCACCGGCGAGCGTCGAGACAGCGTCACCGCGTTTGTTGGCCTCGGCGATGGCCTGCCGCGCCTCATTGGTCGCGTCCTTGCGTGCTGCGGTCTCGGCGTCGACCCTCTGCCACACGAGCAGCACCGCGCCCGCGAGAACGAGCAGGAACGCCGTTAGGGCGAGTGATCGCCACTGTCTGGCGAGTATTCCGGGGCGTCGGTGCGTCACTGGGTGTCCCCTCCCAGGGCGGCGAGACGGTCGAGCAGCTGCTGCCGCTCGGTGGTGAGTGTGGTGATCTGCGCTTGCAGCCCGGCTTTCTCGGCACGTTCTCGGGCGAGTTCGGCGTACGCGGCTGCGAGCTGCTCGGTCTTTTCAGTGACCTGCGCCTGCAGCTTGTCGCGTTCCTCCTGCAGGTTGTCGACGAGCCCGCCGTACCCGGTCATGACGACGCCGGTGTGATTGGCTCGGGCGCTGCTGCGCTGTCCGTGCCAGGACGCGAGACCGGTGACGACGCCGACAATCATGGTTCCGATTGCGCCGATGACCACAGCGTCCACGGGCCGGGCCTTTCCGTAGTGCGGCTGTGTGCGCGGGTAACGCGCGGCCCCGCACCGGGGCCGCACCCCTTGTCACACGCCGTCGCTCTGCCCGCGGTACGAGGTGACCGGAGAGATCGCCTCGGGCTTCGGGTACTCGGGCGGCCGCGCCCAGCCGAGCAGCAGCCCGGCGAACTTCTGCAGGACGTCGCCGCGGGCGCGCTGCCCGGCGAGCTCGAGCAGCCGAAAGACCAGGTAGTACGCGACGGCGAGCAGGACCGTCACGGCGCCGGTGACGGCGGTCGAGTCGAACTCGATCCCGGCGCGGGCGGCGAGCATCAGCAGCCACCCGGCGACGGCAGGGACGGCGGTACGCATGAACGAGACGAACAGGGCAGGCATAGCCGGGCCCCTTTCTGTGAGATCAGTTGGCGAGGCGTGCGGCGAGCTTGTCGGCGATGGCGTCGGCGAGCGCCGGGTGCTCGACCACCGCGGCGGCGAGCCGGTCGACCTGCTCCTCGGTCATGGCCGCAGGCTCGAACGCCCGAACTCCGTGGTCGATGTCCTTGACGACCTGGTGCATGTCGCGCGGCTCGCCGTCGCCCTTGTAGAGCCACGGGTCGACCCTGCGACCGGCCTCTATCCGCTTCACCGCGGCGGCCAGTTCGGCGAGCTGCTTGGACTGCTCGGGGGTCATGTCGTCCTCCTCGGACGGGGCGTTGGGGTTCCAACTCGCCGAATGGGCGAGACGGTCATCGATCAGTCGGCGCAGCACCGGCGGGGACACGTCGACACCGCCCGTGCCCGTGCGCGGGTCGACCTTCCCGGGCTGCCACTCCTTGTGGCCGATCACGCTGCGGGCGGTCCACCCCTGCGCGGGGCCGCCGTATGCGCGGAGGATCGCGGCCGACGCGCGGACGATCGCGTCCCGCTGCGCCTCCGGCCACGGGTCGGTTCCGTTGCCGAGGTTGATGCACTCGAACCCGTAGAACCGGCTGTTGCCGTCGGTGTTCGCTTCGTTCGGCACGAGCAGCCGGTCGCGGTCGTATGACTCGTCCTGTACGGCGCGCAGCACGTCGTCGTCGCCGAGGCCGGCGTGATTCGCCCGGCCGTTGCTGACCAGGTAGACGGTGCCGTCCTTCGCGATGACGCCGTGACACAGCGGACCGGGCAGCGAAGAGTGCCCGTTGTAGCAGAGCTCGACGGACGACGTCGTACCCGACGTCACGGTGTGGTGAATCATCACCCCATTGATCTCGCCGAACGTCCCTGCAGATGAGGGGCGCCGGTGAGTGCGCCAGTCGCGGTACTCGACGACCCGCAGACCCTCAGCGCGTAGCGCGGAGAGCAGCCGATCGGCAGAAAGGGCGCCGGCCATGGCACCTCCAGACATGAAAAAGGCCCCTCGCGGGGCGGAAGTTGGGCGGGAAGATCAGGCAGCTTCGTAGCGGCCCGTGACCCACAGACGGTCACCGGTCGCCCACGCCTGCGGGTGCGTAGCCGTGAGCAGGCTGCCGTCGCCCTTGCCGCCGGCGTACATGCTCACCGTCGTGCCGCCGTCGGGAATGTAGGCAACGCCCATGCTGTAGAGGTTCGTCCCGGACGCGTCGCCGACCATGACCTTCCCGAGCATGTCGATATTGGACGCTGCAGGTACGGGCAGGGACATCGACCATGCCCCGGACCCGTACGTCGTGTTACTCGCCATCGTCAGCTTGATCGCGAAATCCACCATCTTCCCGACCTGCGTGTACCTGCCGAGCAGTTCGCCGCCGCCGAGAACCGGGTTCGTCACGGACCCTGTCCACGCCGGGGTATACGCCGTCCACGTGCCGCCGTTCAGGACCGGCACCCACGCGGTGCCGTTGTACTGCGTGAACGAGTTGCTGTCCTGCAGCCATGCGAGCTGACCCTCGACGGGCGCCGGGATCGTGGCGTTACGGCCGGCCGCCGAGGCGAAGCTGAGCACCGCCTTGCCGAGGATCAGTTCGAGCGCTGCCTGCACGACGGCGATCGACGGTTGATCGGTGAGTGCCGGGAGCGTGATCGCCTGCCCGAATTTGTCGGTGGCCATACGGCCCCCTTCCTGTCAGCGGAGCCGATAGCGCGACATGACGTCGTACTCGGCGTACTTGTTGCCGGTCGTCGCGAGCGTGCCGCTGAAGTCGCCGAGCTGCACTTGCCCGTTCGTGAGTAGCGTCATCACGCCGAAGAACCCGACAGCCACTTGCACCGCTTTGCGGATCTGTTTCTGCGGGATCGCACCGGCCGGCAGGGTCGCCACGACGGCGCCCGCCGCGAGCGTGCCGGACATCTGCGCGAGCCCGCACAGTGACGCGGTCCCGTCGCCGTGCACCATCACGGCCGGCTCGTAGTAGCCCGTGTTCCACGTCCACCCGGCCGACAGGCTGATAGCAGTCCACCCGCCCGACCCGTCGCCGAGCCGGCCGTCGGTCACCCACGAACCGGCGCTCGACTGCTGCACGCGGATCGTGTCGCCGACTGCCGGGTACTGGTACGACTCCATGCGCCGGGCGATGATCCCGTCGGTCGTCGTCACCGTGCCGGCCGCGCCGACGGTGTCGACCTGCGCGAGCCGCCAGTCGGCACGCACAGCGGGCGTGCTCTGCCCGGCCTGCACCGCCTGCTCGCGCACCGCGGCAGACATCTCCGACGCGATCCGCACCGTCGCCGCCCTCACGTTCCCTCCTTCGCGCTGATCGCCTGCACCACGAAATCTCCGCCGATGCCGAGGTCGATCGGGAAAGCAGCCACTTGCACTAGGTCGGCCGGGCCGGACGGGTACACGACCCGCAGCACGTCGCCCGCCTCCAATGCCGGGTTCACGAGCGCTTTCAGGTTCGCGACCGCGTTCGGCGCCATGGCGGCCCGCAGCAGCAGCGTCCCGGCGGCGAGGCACTGCCCCGTCGTCGTCAGCGTCGGCGAGGTGTGGAACGTCGGCCGGCGCCCGAACCGGCCGCCCCAGTAGGTCGGCGAGTTCGGGTCGTCGTCGACGACGAGCACGGCCCCGGTGCTGACGCCGGTCTCCGGGTTCTCGCCCCGCACAACGACCCCGTTGTGTACGCCCTTGCTCGACATGCCGCGGGTCGCCGACAGATACACGCCGTGCTCGCCCGCCGCGATCGTCCATGCCGGGGTGGCGGTGAGCAGGTTGGGCAGCTCGGCGATCACGAACGAGCCGCCGGCGTCGCAGTACACCTCAGCGCCGATCGTCGCGGCGATCTCGATGACCGCCTCCCACGGATCGTCGCCGACGTCGTACGTTCGCGGGCCGATCGCCGCGTCGGTCGCCGCGACGATGACCGCCGCATCCGGGATGCTGCGCTGGATCAGCGCCGTGATCGCGCTCACTGCCGTGCCGGATGCCCGGTACGGGGCGGTGAACTTGTCGTCGGCGACGATGCATTCGAGAGACTGCCCGGTGATCACGGCCGGGCCGTCGTCGACGTCGCCGTCGATGTTGTCGATCCGGAACTGCCCCACCGGTACGAGCTCCCGGTACGAGCCGATCTGTACGCCGCTGCTGATCCGCAGCTGCGCCCCGTACACGGACATCTTGTCGGCCGCGGTGCGCGGGATGATGCCCGGGTCGGGCGCGGTGACCGAGCAGGTTCGCCGGCACTGCTGTGACCGGTCGACGTTGACCGTTCCGCCGGTGTGCTCGAGCGTGTCGACACTGCCGTCGGTGCGAAAGAGCTGCACTTCAGTCACAGGGGTGTACGACTCGGCGAGCGTCGCGAAGAACCGGGGCGTCGCGCTATACATCCGACCGCCTTCGGTTCAACAGAACATCTTCCCACGTGTCGTACGCGTCGAGGACGTCCTGCCACGTTGCGAACTCGGTCAGGATGTCCTGCCACGTGCGGCCGGCCGATCCGGCGACGCCGACGGTCACCGGCATGTCGACCGTCGTCAGCGGCAGCGTCCACGCCCGCCACTCTTCCTCGCCGTCCGGCACGAGCCGAGGCAGGGGCACGTCGCCGACGGAAACGTACCGGTCCGATTCGTGGAACCCGGGCGCGAACTGCAGCAGCAACACATTGCCCGAGTCGAGAACCCAGTTCATCGCGTCCGCCTCGGCGTCCGACCGGGTCCACACGACGAGCGAACCCTCATAGTCCCCGCGGACACCCGAGCGCACCACCGGCCGCGACCGGCCCTTGACCCGGTACACGGCCCGCTCGATCGGCCTCGACCACTCGGGCGGGGTCGCGACCATCGCGCGGGTGTTGCGCTGCGGCGAGCCCGGATCTTTGAGCCAACACAGCAGCGGGTCGCCGGGGTCGATCGTGACCGGCGGCGTGGAACGGGTCGCCCACAGCACGCCGTCGACGTCGCGCGCCTCCGCGTAGTAGGAGACCCCGACACCGAGGGGCGCCTCATAGTCCTCGACGACCAGGACATCGGAGGTGAGCAGATCGCCGTCGATCAGACCGTTCGCGCCGCGCACGAGCGTGCGCTGCCCGTCGGGCGTGATCCGCCACACGGTGACGTAGTCGCCGACGGTCAACTCGCGCAGGATCAGCGACACGTACGCGTCGTCATCGTGCGGCGTCACCTCGACGATCGGCAACGACTTCCACAGATAGGCGGCGTCCATCCGCAGCACCGACGACGCCGACGTCGCGGCGAGCGTCCACTCGATCGCCGCCTGCGTCGCACCGGCCGGCGCCGAGCCGTTGACGCTCAGCCGCCACCAATTCGGGGTGGGAATGGGTGCTGCGGTGCCGCTCGTCACGCCTACCTCGGCGCCGCCGGCGTCGTACCAGCGGATCGCGCGCGTCAAGGTCCACGCGCCCGCGGTCACGCGCACGCCGACCTCGGCTGTGAAGTCGAACCCGGCGGCGGCCCCGATCGGGAGCTTGGCCGAGCGGATGACCGAGGTCGACGCGGTCGCCGAGGTGACGGTCATCGCGTACGAGCCGTCGAGCCCGTCGGTACCCCACGGGGTGAGCCGGGCGAGCGTGGCGACACCTGACGCGACAGTCCAACCGGCGATGCCCTGCTCGAAACTGCTGTCGGCGTAGGGGACGACGTTCCCCTCGCGGCCCCGTCCGGCCACGGTGATCACGGCGCCGTCGATGCGCAGGATCTGCCCGGCCGTGCCCGCTGTGAGCCCCGCGGCGAGGTCGACGTGCGCGGTCCCGGCCGGCGCGATCGCTGACACTTTCTGCCGGTACACGCCCGTTCCCGGCGCGGCGAGCACCGCGCGGGTGGCCGATCCGATCTGCGCGTGCGCTGCGTCGTAGAACCGCAGTTCGACCCACGCCGACGAGCCGGACGTCGGCGGCGACAGGTAGCAGTAGCCGACGTACTCGGTCCCGGGTGTCGCGGCCGGCTGCTCGGTCGTCCGTACGGACGCATTGCCGCCGGCTGTCACCTGCATCGCGAGCATGTGCCCGCCCGCGAGGTAGTAGTCGACCGGCCACGACGCGACGGGCACGATCCGCGACACTGTCGCGTTCGTCTCGACCGCCCAGGACGACGCGTCCCGCTCGAGCTGCTCCGCGTTGAACGTCAACAGGTTGCCGACGGTCCTGATCGGCTGCCCGAGATACACGTTCTCGAAGAAGTGGGTTACCGCCGCGGCGGCCGGCGTCATCGACGACAGGACGACCTGCGCCTGCGTCGCCCCGGTCGGGGCGATACCGGCGACGGCGATCCTGTGCCACGACGCCGACGCCGCCGCGGTGGTGACCGACCAGGTGATGCTGATCTCGGCCGAGTCGGCTGTGAGCCACCGGATCCCGATCCGCTCGGCGACCGGGCCGCCGGCGTCGGCGAACGCCGCGTACTCGGTGCCCGAGGACACCGGATACGCGGCGACGGTCCGGGCCTGCATCTCGCCCGCAGCGACCGATTTGACGCCGAGGCAGCCATTGCCGTTACGGCCGTTGACGCCGACGACCAACGTGCAGTTCAGCTTCGGCGTCCATCCCGAGGTATTCGGGTCGACGCTCTCAGTCGTCGGGCTGAGCAGGTTGCCGGGGATCGGCACCGCACATCACCCCCTTCTGCCAGAGATAGCCCGCGCTACGGGCACGAACGTGTCCTCGACGACGCCCTCGGCGAGTTCCTCGACGTATCCCTCGAACTCGCGGGCACCGATCCGCAGCGCGAGCCGGTCGCCCGGCTGCAGCCCGCCGCCGGCCCCGCCAGACGCCGCCGACGGCGCGGCCGCGGCGACCGCCCGGCCGATCGCGGCCTGCGCGACCGTCCACTGCCGGGGCGTCAGAACCGCTTCCGGCTGCCCGGTCTTGTTGAGTACCGGGGTGAAACCGCGCTGTAGCCACCCGCCCGAGTCGTAGCCGAGCAGCGGCTCGGGGTTGATCGTGGCGCCGCGCCGCCGCGCCTCGAAGTGCAGGTGCGGGCCGGTGGTGTTGCCGGTCGCGCCGACAGCGCCGATCCGCATCCCGGCGAGCACCCGCTGCCCTGCCCTGACCGCCATGCTCGAGAGGTGCGCATACATCGACGACAGCGCGCCGTGACTGATCATGATGTGATTGCCGTACGGGCCGCCCGACCGCGCCGAACTCACGACGCCGTTCGCCGCCGCGCGGACCGCGGTGCCGGTCGCGGCGGGGAAGTCGGTCCCGGTGTGATACCCGCTGCTCCACATGTTGCCGCGGACGCCGTAGCGGGTGCCGAGCGACGCCGACACGGGCCGCCGCCATGCGCCGCCGCCTTCGTCGCCGCCGCCGAACAACGACGTCGCCGCCGCCACGATCTTGTCTTTCAACCCGCCGAGCATCTTGCCCGGCACCCGCGCGAGGGTCTGCGCCCACGACGACGCGCCGATTTCCTTGACCTTGTCGCGGATGAACGCCGTTGCCTTCTGCCACATGGCGCCCGGGTCCGACAGGAAGTCGATCCCGTCCATGACGACCCCGCCGACCTTCTGCGCCGCGCCGGAAAGCCAGTCGCCGATCCCGCCGAGGACCCCGCCGTCTGCCATGAGCTTTGTACCCGCCGCGGCGTGCAGCGCGAGCGCCCGCTGACGGTACTTCGGGTCCGTCGGAATGACGAACTCGGGATGAGCCGGGTTGCCCTCGCCGACAATCGCGGTCGGCCGGTTGACCTTCATCGGCGCGGCCGGCCCCCACCCGTCGCCGACGGTGCCGCCTGCTTCGAGCATCTTCGGCGCAGCGGGCAGCTTCCCGAGTCCGACGAACCCGGCGACCTTGTCCCACACCGCCTTGATGCCCTTGGTGTAGACCCACTCGATGATGAAGTTCACCGGCTTCTTTGCGATGCCGGAGACCTTGTCCCACGCCTTACCGATCGCGTCCTTCGCGACCTCGAACGCGTCGCCAACCAGGGACACGGCTTTCTTGACGTTGTCGAACGCCGGCCGGATCGCCTTGTTGTAGAGCCATCCGGCCTTGTCGCCGATCCACGAGAACACGGGCGAAATGACCGTGTCCCACAGCCACCGGCCCTTGTCGCCGAGGATCTGCAGCCCGAGTTTGAAGGAATCGAACGCAGGCTTGATCCAGTTCGCCCAAAGGTTCTTCGCCTTGTCGCCGATCCATCCGAACACGGGCGACACAATGCTGTTCCACAGCCACGAGATGACAGAGCCCACACCGTTGATGATCACCATCACGTTGTCGAACGCAGGCTTCACAAAGACCGTCCAGAGCAGCATCGCTGCCGCGCCGATCGCGTCGAACGCAGGCTTAATCGCCACATCCCACAGCCACCCGGCGATACCGCCGAGCGCCTGAAAAGCGATCACGAGCGGGGCGATCACCGCGACGGCGACGATCGCGAACAGCACCTTCGCCGCGGTGCCGATGAACGAGAACACGGGCGACAGGATCGTGTTCCACAGCCACGACGCCGCCGTGCCGATCGCCTGCAGAGCGATCACGAGAGCGTCGAACCCGGGCTTCAGTGCGTTGGTCCAGAGCAGGTCCCAACCGGCCTTGATGCCCGCCCACGCCGCCTGCACGATCCCGCGGAACGTGTCCGACTTGTTGTAGGCGACGACGAGCAGCGCGACGAGCGCCGCGATACCGGTGATGATCAGGCCGATCGGGTTCGCCGTCATGACCGCGTTCAGGATTCCCTGCGCGATCGCGTACCCGCGCGTGACCGCGGCCGCCGCGAGGATCACCCCGCGATAGACCGAGAACGTGAGCGTCGCCGCGCCGGTCGCGATCGCCGAGGCGCCCATCGTGAGCGCTAGACCGCCGACCGCGACACCGAGGGGGATCAGCCACGCCCCGTACTCGCGCAGCCACTGGATCCCGCCGAGGAACGCCGCCGCGACCCCCTCGACCGCCGGGACCAGGACCGCGGCGAGGATCCCGCCGACGGTGCGCGCGGCCGGCAGCACGTACGTATTCAGGAACTGCCCGAACGAGACGAGCGCCGGCAGCACCTCGCGGGTGATGAAGTCGGACAGCCCTTGCATGATCTGCCGTTTGAACGTCTCGATCGACGCACCCGCGTTGCCGTGCAGCGCCTTGCCCATATCGTCGGCGGCGCCGCCCACCTTGCCGAGCGCGCCGACCGCCGTCGTCGGGTCCATGGCGAACAGGGCCGCGCCGAGGTCCTCGGCCTGCGTGCCGAACAGCGCGACCGCGATCTGCGACTGCTGCACGGGATCCTTCACTCCGCGCAGCTTGTCGAGGGTGGTGTCGAGCACGGTGTTCGCCGCGCTGCCGCCCTTCGCGAACTGCTGGCCCATGGTTACGGCGTTGAGCCCGAGCGCTTTGAACCCGTCGGCGGACAGGGTCGATCCGTCGACAGCCCGGATCGAGAACTCTTTGATCGCGTCGGCGGCGATGTCACTGTCGCGCGCACCGGCCCGAATCGCCTGCGAGATCAGACCGACCGCAGACGCGCCGTCGAGCCCGGCCTTCCTGAACTGCGTGCTGTACTCGTTCAGGGTGTCGATGAAGTCGCCGCCCTTGTCGGCGCCTTCCTGGAACCCTCGGGTGATCAGGTCGAACGCCTCGCGGGAGTCCTTCACCATCCCGGTACGGATCAACTGACCGGCCGCCCGCGCTGCGTCGCCGACCTCGACGTCGAACGCCTCGGCCAGATTGAGCGCCGATTTCGTGAGCGACTCGACGTCCTTACGCGGTGCGTTGACCGCGATCACGCCGTTCTGCGCCAGGGTCCGCAGGCTGTCGTTGACCTGATCGATCGACTCGCCGTACCCCTTGGAGTAGACCGAGCCTGCGATCTTCCCGAGCCGCTGCTGCTGCTTCGGGTCGAGCCCGAGCTGCGCCGCCAATTTCGCGTTGCTCTTGCTCTGCTCGACCGCCTGCACGAACGCTGCGGTGAACAGAGCAGCGCCAGCGACCGCGACGCCCGCCAACCCGGCCTTGAGCCCGGCACCGAGCGTGGCGAGCATGCTGCGGCTCGCGGCCTGCCCCGAGTCCTCACCGACTCGTGCGCCGACGGTGACGGTCGCGCCGCCGATCTGCCGCTGCAGCTCGTCGGCGAAACCGCGAGCCGACGGCACGACCGACACGTATCCGACGCCGACCTCGACAGCAGCCATGCGCCGCCCTCCCCTCCGGTGTGGGCGGCGCACGGCTCAGGCAGCCGTGACCGCGCGTGGTGCGTGGGCTCGTGTCCGCTCGCGGTGCGCGAGCAGCTCGGCCGCCGTGATCTTCTTCTTCCGCTTCACGCCGGGCCGCTCGGTCGGCTCGGGCGGCTCGCTCTGCTCGTGCGACTTCAAACCCGCGTTTGCGCGCTGCCAGTTGGCGACCCGGGCGGCGTCGAGGTTCATCGCGAGCAGGTGCTCGGCGAGCCCCCACATCCCGTCGGTGTCGCCGAGCGCGACCCGGGTGCGGCAGTCGCGGGGCAGCTGCCGCACGTACACCGCGAGCTCCCGCCACGTGAGCAGGCTGCGCCCCGCAGCGTCGCGGGCGAACAGGTCCCCGAGTCGCACGCCGTAGTGATCGCGCAGGTCGGCCTCGACCGCCTCGCCGTGCTCTCTCAGGAGTCCGACGAGGCCGGCGATTCCCCCGGCGCGGTGCCGCAGTGCGCGCTGTACGCGTCGAAAAGCGGCTGCAGCTTGTACTGCGGCAGCCCGACTTTCTCGAACTCTGTCCAGTCGTCGCCGAGCGCCTCACGGAACGCGCCGATCATCGCCGCGGCGTCGCCGGACTGCGCCGCGGCCATCAACGGCATGATGTTCAGCGCCTGCAGGTGCTGCATCGTCCACCGGCGGCCGGCGTACTGGAACACGAACGGGCGCAGTTCGACCTCGGACTGCACCGCATCGAGATTGAAGTCGAACGGGCTGTCGTCCGGCCGGCGTGTGGCGGGCTTCTTCGTCGTTGTGTTGGTCATGAGCGCGGGTCTCCATTCGTGCGCGCGCGGGTCATCAGGCAGGAGAGAGACGGGCGGCCCGGACCCGCGCAGATCGGGCCGCCCGCCAGTTGAGAGACGACCCGAGTGGGGGCCGTCAGGGACCGACCGGCACCTCGGCCTGCGGGTCGTCGGTGATGTCGAAGTACAGCGTGTCGTCGGCGGCCGGGTAGATCGTCATCGTCAGCTCGTACGCCGTGAGTTCGCTGTCTGACATCGTCGTCTCGGCGACGCTGTCGACCTCACCCTTCGGGATCACGCGGCGCTTTGTGATGTCTCCGTCGCGCAGCTCGAGCAGGAACGCCCGCGGGTCCTGCTTCGGAACCTTGATGACGCGGGTCGTCACGCCACCCGTCGTCGTCGCCGTCGAGCCGGGGTTGACGAGCCCGAACACGACCAGGTTGTCTTCAAGGCAGGTGACCTTGATCTGCCTTTTGTGCTTCGACCTGGTCGTGCGCACGAGCTTCCCGCCCCACGCGTAGTGATCGGTCGAGTCCTGATCGCGCGATTCGCTCGCGCCGTCCTCGGACAGCAGGCCGACCGCGAGCCACGCGGCGGCGAGCGTCGTCGCGACGTCGGTCGGGGCGGCCGTCCCCACCGGTGCCGCGTAGAAATCGGCCCCTGTCCACAGCCTCGGGTTATCGGTGTCGCCGGCCATCAGCTGTCACTTCCCTTCGCGTCGGACCGGCCACCGGTCGTGGTGGTGGTCTTGGACTGCGCGCGGGTCGTCTTACTGTCGGCCGGTCGGGCGTGCCCGTCCTTGACGAGCTGCCGAGCGACGTCGTCGTCGAGGTCGGCCGTGTCGTCGACCTTGTAGTTCGTGCCGTCCGCAGCCGTGTGCGGATAGGCGAACGTCACCCTCATAGGGGTTGTCCTCTCATCGTGATATCGAGCGTGAACGCGTACCGCGCACTACCGGTCTCGGCGTCAGGCATGAAGATCGGGCCGCCGGTCACCGGCCGGGCGAGGGTCGTCCCGCCGTACGACCCGCGGGCCGCGCCGAGCAGCGCCCGGCACACCCGCATCAGGTCGTGCGCGGCGCCCTCATCAGCACCCCAGCAGTGCACATCGAGCCGGGGCCGGTCCGTCACGATCGAGTCGGCCGGCCCGCCGATCCGCTCGACCCGCACGAACCGGGCCGGGCGCGGCGACGGCACCCGGGTACCGATCGGCACGTTGTCGCCGCGGGCGACCAGGGCGGCCCGCAGATAGCCGATCGTGACCGCGACCGCGTCGGGCATCGCGACCGGCGGCGCCGTCACGTCCTGCCGCCTTCCAGACCGCGCAGCAGCGCCCGCCGGGACTCTTCGGGGTCCGACGTCGCATAGTCGCCGATCACGGCACCGCGGGGGCGCTTCGGCTCGTCGGTCATGTCCGTACGGAAGTGCCCGGCGTCGGGCTCGGCGGCCCGGACCGCCTCGGCCTCGATCTCCCGGGTCTTGTCCTCGACCGCCCGCCGGGTGCCCGGCGTCTTCAGCAGCGACGCGATCCCGCGGCCGTTCGGGACGAACCTGAATCCGCTGCGCGCCATACGATCACCCCTCCACGGTCTTGAGCCTGATCTCGTAGTGGTGCAGCTCGCTCGGCGTGTACGCCGGGCCGGCCGGGCCGATCACCTCGAACTGCTGCCCGTTCCAGTGCACTCGGGCGTTCCCGTACACGGTGAGCGGGTCGCCGTCGACGGTGTGCGGGTTGCAGATCATGAGCCATTCGCCGATCTGCGCGTCGCGTTGGTCGGTGTCCTCGGCGCCGGTGTTCTGCTGCAGCCACGCCGCGACGTTGTGGTGCGTCGACACCGTCCAGTCGACAACCGTGTTCCCGTACCGGTCTGTCGTCTCGCCCGGGTTCTCGACGTCGACCAGGTGCGGCAGCAGCCCGTCGTCGATCACAGCCGCCCCCACGCCGTGTCGTTGACCCACCCGGGCAGCCCCGGGTCGAGGTCGAGCGAGTACGCGGCATCGGCGTCCGGGTCGAGAACCTCGGGCGGCGACAGCTGCAGCTTCTCGTCGTCGGTCAGGTACAGACCGCCGTTCTCGCCGAGCGTCTCGGCGTACTGCCCGATGGTGCGCTGACGGTACCCGCCGGGGTTTGCCATCACCCGGCGGGTCACCGCGACCGCGATCGCGCGCAGCGTTTCCGCGTCCGGCAGGTAGCCGTCCGGGATGTGTCGGCGCATCAGCGCCGACGCGTCGTCGAGGTACGCCTCGACCTGCGCGCGCTTCGCACCGGCGAGGGTGACGGCGGCGCGTGCTTCGTAGTCCTCGACTGTCGCGTACGCCGCCATGCGCCCTACTCCCTCGGCTGCTCGGGCTCGACGAGCCCGGCCTGCTCGGCGGCCGCGATGATGTCCTCGCGGTTCGCGTCGTCGGCGACGTCGAGGTCGTTCTGCCCGGCGAATGCCCGCCACGCCTCGACGCCCGACCCGCGGCCCGATCGGGGCGGCGCCTCGACGCCGCCACCCTCGCCCCGGTTGCCCTGGTCGCCGTCGGCCGGGTCGGTGAACCCGACCGTGCCGCCGTCGTCCTGGTCATCGTCGGCCCACGCGTGGTCGCCGATCTTCCCGGCGACGTCGTCGGGCACCGTGTCGTCGGGCCCGTACCAGGCCCCGGCGACGTGCACGTGCGTGTTCAGTCGGCGAGCCATCAGATCACCTTCGCCTTGAACGTGTCGTCGGGTTCGCGGACCACGGGCATGCCGACCGCGGCCGCATGCGTCCACAGCCTCACCGGGTCCTTGGTCTTCCACGTCGCCGCCACGACGCCGGCCCGGCCGTCGACGCTCTCGTACTCGGGTTCCAGCGACTCGGCCGTCGTGCCGAGCAGGAACCCGCCGAGGTCGGTCGGCTGCGCCGCGTCCGTGGGACCCGGCTCGGGCAGGAACACGAGCGCGTCGGACGGCATGACCCGCGTCGGGGTGCCGTTGACCGACACACGCGCATCGTTGAGCTCGATGCGCGGCAGGTCGAGCGAGTCGAGCACCGTGTTCAGCTGCTCGACCGACACCATCGGCGCCGAGCCGGACGGGGCCAGCGGGTACACCTGCCGCACGATCTGATCGCACTGCCGCAGGTGCGACAGCACGGTGCGCGGCATCATCATGAGCGCCGGCGGCCGGCCCCGGTTGTCGATGTACACCTGCACCCACGCTTCGAGGTCGCCGAGCGGGTCGGCGTTGGCGTGGTCCGACCACAGCGTCGCCGCGGTGACCGAGTGCTCGGCGCGGCGGCCGAAGTTGACCGGGTCGAGGATGACGCCGTTCTCGCTGATCGTGAACGTACCGTTCGCGAGCGCCTCACCCTTGCCCAGCTCGAACCGGGCGGCGATGTTCGTCGCGATCCGGTATGCGTCCTGAGCGATCGCCCGACGCATCGGATCCGTGCTGTCGAGCGACCGGATCCGCAGCGCGTCGTACTCGTTCAGCGGGATCTTTTCGGAGATCGGCGGCAGTTCGCCCATCACCTGTGCGATACCCTCGCGCCGGCCGATCCGGGACTCGGTGTCCCACGACCGGTAGACCGACGCGTCGGCGAGCCCGCCCGTGCCGCCCTTCGTGAACTTGAACGTGATGTCGTCGATCGCCACGTTCGGCAGCCACCGCGACAGCGTGAACCGGTTGACCTGCTGCTCGGCGAGCGATGCCCGCACCAGCGCAGTCAGTTCTTCCGGCTCGATGTAATCCGTGTCGAGAACCCATGCCATCTACGCCACCCCCTCTCAGATGAACCGGATCGCGCCGGCGACGTCGGCCTTACCGGCGGCGTCGACACCGTGACCGGTGGGCAGTCGGGACTCGCGCACCTTGCCGTGCACGAGCATCGCGCCGGCGACGTCGACCGTGTTCACGGCCGGCGCCTTGACGGCGGCGTACAGGAACCCGACGAGCGTCTCGCGCCCGTCGGCCGCGGCGCCCGAGTACGGGCCGTACTTGCCCGTCGCCGTGATCTTGCCGAGCGGGAAACCGCTCTTGAAGTACCCCTGCGGGTAGTGCGTGGCGGGGGTGAACAGCGACGTGTCGAGGGTGACCGGCTCCGTGGCCTGCGTGCCGTGCTCGCTACCGAGCCACGACTGATCGTCGGCCCCGAACGTCTGAGTCGTGAGACTCAGGTCCATGGTGATCTCCTATCGGGAGGATGTGTGCGGCTTGCGGCCGAGCAGTTCCTCGAACAGCTCGTTTCCGTTGACCGCACCGCGTTTGGTCTTGCGGCGTCCGCTGCCGTTGCGTGCGCCCTGGTGGCCGTCGCCCTGCCGACGCCGGCGGCGCGTGTCGCGCTCGTCGTCCTGGTCGCCGTCGTCGTCCGACTCCGACCGCGTCGGGGCGAGCTTGTCGACAAGCGCGGCGATCGCGTCGTCGTCGACGTCGCCGTCGTCGTCGACGTACTTGCGAAGGTTGATCTCCTCGACGACCGCTTTCGGGTCGGCGATGCGGCCCTTCGCTGCCGCCAGGAACGACGAGCGGGCGATACGCTCGCCGCCCTTCACTCGTTCCTCGGCGCGGGCCGCGGCGACCGCCGCCTCGGTCTCGCTCATTCCCTCGCGCTTGAGTCGTGCGAGTTCTTCGGCGGCGCTGCTGTTCTTCTTCGCGCGGCTTTCCCACTTCCGTGAAGCGCTGAGCCGCTCGGCGATTTGCTTCGGCTTGAGCCCCTCTGCCTTCCATTGCTTGATGACGTCGGACCACTCGTCGCCGCTGTCGTTGTCCGTGTCGGACTCGTCGGCGTCGTCCTGGTCGTCGCTGTCGTCGCCGCCCGAGTCGTCGTCCCCGTCGTCGGGGGCGCCGCCGAGGATCGGCCAGATCGGGTACCGCTCGCTCGGGTCCTCGCCCGCGGACGGGCGGCCCTTGCGGTAGCCGAGCGCGAGGATCCCGGTACGGGCGTGCCGGGGCAGGGTGCGTGCGGACATGGCTGTAACTCCCGTGTCGGGTAGGGGTGTGGTGCTGCGCCGTGTCGGCGCCGTTCTGTCACGCGGCCGGGATGTCGTCCGGGCCCGTGAAGTCGTGTCGTCGGACCGCGAGCAGCGGCCCGATCTCGCCGTGTTCGCGGGTGATGATGACCTCGCGGTAGTCCGGCGCGCGGCCGCCGCGGTCCGACTGCCCGATGTCCCGAGCGATCGCGTCGTGCGCCGCTTTCAGCAGCTGCTCGTCGATGACCTGCCCCGGATCCCGGGAATCGGGCAGCGGCTCGGGTTTGCAGTGGCAGCCCGGATGGATCGGCATCAAATTCTCGACCCGGTACCGCTGCGTCGACGCGATTACGCACAGCGCACACGTCCCGGACGACTTCCTGAGACGACGCCGGAAGAACCGGGCACCGCCGCGGGTCATCGACTGCCGGGCGGCGTGCGTCCGGGCGAGCTGCAGGTCGGTCTCGGTGATGGACAACAGCCGGTTCCTGCCCTGCCCGACCGCGTCGGCGAAGTCGTGCCCGGCCGCGAGCGCCGAGTACAGCGTGACGAACGGGCGGTGATACACCTCATCCGGCGGTGTGCCGCGCAGCGCCGCATCGAGGACGACCCCCGCCGGGGCCGCGCCGGCGCCGGTCAGGTCGGCAATCATCGCCGTGAGATAGGCGTCGGTGATCTGCCCCATCTGCTGCTGCGTCGCGAGGACGATCGGCAGCACCCGCTCGATGAACTCGGCGGCGTCCGCGTCGCGGTACTCGCCGAGCCCGTCGAACGCGGCGAGCACGAACGAGATCAGCCGGGTTCGCAGGCTTTCCGACAGTGCGTCGTACCGGTCGGTGAGAGCCTGCTGCAGCGCCTCACCCACCGGCCGCACCGCCTGCCGCATCGTCCACGTTGCCCGCCGTCGGGGCGGTGCCCGGGGCCGGCAGCAGCGACGCGGCGAGCAGCGCCTGCGCCGCCGCACCGCCCGTGATCCGCCGAACCCGTGCCGGGCTCTCGCCCATGTCCTCGGCGATGATGTCGAGCGGGTAGCCGACCGACTTCATTTTCGTCGCGGCGTCGGCCTTGACTGCGAGGCTGATGTGCGCCGGGTTCTCCCACCGCACCTCCGCCTCGGTGTAGTCCTCGGGCACGCCGGCCTGCGCCGCGGCGAGCGCGAACACAGCCTCGAGACCCTCGCCGAACGCGGCGATGTGCTCGCGCACCTTCGCTACGTGCAGGATGTCGAGGGCGCCGATCGTGTCGACGCTGATGTTCACCAGGTCGCCGGCGTAGTAGTACGCGGGGGTCTGGCTGATGATCAGCATGTCGCGGACGTCGGACGCGTGTTCCTTCAGGAACCCGGTCAGGTCGGTCGCGTCGAGCTGCCCGAACTTCGTCTCCTTGCCTTCGGACGCCCAGACCGCGGACGGCGAAGGGATGAACGGCTGCTCGATCAGCGTGAGCTTCCCAGTCACCGGGTCGGTCTTCGTCTGGAACTTGTGGCCCGTCACGAACTTCTGCCGGAACCCGGTGTACCGGCTCGCGGCCATGCGGTTCAGGATGCCGAGGTTCACCCGGTCCTGCGTGTCCATGGCGACGGCGAACTCGGGCTCGGGGTCCTCGCCGAGATCCGGCATCCGTGCGAACTCGACCAGCGGCATCCGACCGAGGTCGTGCGGTACGCCGTCGTCGACGGGCTCCCATGAGTCCGGCCCCCACGGCAGCCGGGCCGTGCTGCGGTTCTTCGTCTTGTAGGCGTACCGCTCGTCATCGAACAGGACGACCGCCCGGCCGTACCCGTCGATATCGGAGTGCCAGGCTTTCAGCCCGACCATGGGCTCGCCGGTCTCGGGGTCGTACTCGACGATGCATTCGCTCGGATGCTCCGGCGTGATCAGGGGCGACGGGCGCCCGTTGTCCTCGACCCGAGTCGGGTGATCGCCGACGAGCATGTACCCCGTCGACTGTGACATCGCCGTGCGCCACACGAGCTTCTGCCTGCTGTCGAGCCGGTTGAACTGCCACCACCGCGACGCGTTTTCGTCCGGCTCGCCGTCCGGGCCGGTGACGCCGAGCGCGTTCAGCCGGTGCACGGACGCGTTCGCGATCAGACCGCAGAAGTTCGTGCGCGCCTTGCGCTGAAAGTCGATGAACGCCTGCTCGGCGTTCTTCGGCAGCATCGGCAGCGGCGGCCGGCCCCGGTAGTACCGCCACCACTCGTCGAGGATCCCCTGCCGCTTCCGCAGCTTCCGCCCGAGACGCAGCAGCCAGAAATCGGGGTTGTCGATCTCCGGGGTTTCGTCGAGCACGGTCGCCCCCTCTCGGGCTCGTCAGAACGTGAACCCGCCCATGGCTTCTTCCTCGGTGGCGATGCCTGCGGCGATCGCGTCGAGTCGGCACTGCCAGGCGAGGACCGCGGCGATCGCGCCGTCGATCTTGTTCGGGCTGTCGGGGTTCTCTTTCATGATCTGGATCCCGGTGCGGGTCTTGCGGCGCCGGGCGTTGAGCAGGTGCCGTACGAGCGCCGACGATCCGTCGTGCGTCAGCTCGCCCTCGACGAGCGCGGTGTGAAACTTCTCCAACGCCCGGACGATCAGCGTCGACCGGCCGCCGGTCATCCACCATTCGATTGGATGCTGCCGGGTCGACTTCACGAGCAGCCGAGGACCGTACGCCGCTTCCCAGTCGGCCACGTGGCTTTCCCACTTGGCAGGGTCGGCGTACCAGCCGACCACGTCGTAGGTGTCGAACACCTCGTGCACCTTCGCGAGGACCTCGACGACCGGCACCTGCCAGCCCTCTTTCGGATCCTCCGTCGACGGCTTCCACCCCTTCGGCTGCTCCCACACACCGAGCTCGAACAGGTGCCCGTCGCTGAGCCGGCAGCCGATCAGCGCGGTCGCATCCGTCACGCCGCGGGACCGTTTCCGGCTGCCGTCGAACCCGAGCACGATCCGCTCGCCCGGCTCCACCCGCTTGCCGACGTCGGACGTGGCGCGCACCTCGGGCCCGGTCACCCACGCATCCGACGCGTGCGTGATCTGGTTCAGGAAGTCGGCGCGTAGATCCTGCGGCTCGTTCGACGTGTCCCAGAACGCGCCGGTGATCCCCTCGATCGGTGACCAGCCGGGCGCGCACGGTGGGTCGTGCAGCACACACCCGTCGGGATGATCGCTGCTGTCGCCGTATGCGTACCGCAGCCCGGCGACGAGCGACCGCTCGTCGGTCATGTCCGTCTCGGGCGGCGCTTCGCGGTGGTCGACCAGGATCCCGCGCGCCCGTGACCGGCCGTCGAGGATCGCCTGATAGTCGGCCGCCGAGTTCTCCGCGACGGACCCCTCGCCGGGGGTGAAAGCGTTCGGCGTCTCGATGATGCTGCCGCCGAGTTTGGTCGCGTTGAACCGCAGCGTCTTCGCGAGCTTGATCCCGCCGTTGCTCTCTTTCCATTCCTCGGTTTGGTCGAGGGATGCGAAGCACGCGGGGTCGCCCTTGACCGACGTGGCCGACGACGTGATCGGGGTGATCTCGCCGCGCGGCAGATAGATCACGGTGTCGAGGACTTCGAGGCCGTAGTCAGTCGACAGCGACCGGCCGCGCGCCATTTCGAGCAACGGTGTCCACGTGTTGTCGGTCTGCTGCTCGGTCACCGCGGCGATGCGCACGAGCGGCGTGCGGATCGAGTGCCACGGCCGGCCGATCGGCTCGCCGTACGCGTCCCACCCGTCGGGCACGACGTCGGCGCACGCCTCGGCGAGCGCGATCGCCCCGACGAACGGGGACTTGCCCCACCCGCGGGGGCGGGAGAGCAGCGCCCGGTGAATGGCCCGTTTCCCGGTGACCGGGTGCAGCTCGTAGTACGCGACCAGGAAGTCGGCTTGCTCTTGCGTCGGCACGAACGGCTCGCCGTCGTCCCGGCCGGGCTGTGCAAGGTTCTGCATCATCCAGTCGAGGACGTACCAGCCCAACGTCGGGCGCTCGCCCTCGAACTCGGGGCCGCGCCACGGCATGACCAGCCCCCTACGTGTCGGTGGCGGCTTTCCCGCCCGGCAGTGACCGCAGCTTCGCCGCCCCGTACCGCTCGCGGGCCGACGGGCCGCTGCCCCCCGACCGGCCGCTGCCACCGTCGGCGCCGTCCGCCTCGGCGAACACCATGCGCAGCCGTGCCCGGTCGGCCGGCGTCGCACCGAACGCCGCGACCCGCAGGCGCAGCTCGGGCGCCGCAGACAGATCGCCGCGCCACAATTTCGCGTGAATCAGGGCGGTGTCGAGCAGGAACTGCCAGTCGGACGACCCGAAATGGTCGGCCTGCGGAGAGTCGACCCACATCTGCCACCACTCGCGGGTGCGCTCGGGCCACACGAACTCGATCAGGTCGCCGTCGCGCTCGATGCGGAACTCGGGCAGCTCGGGCGCCTCGGCGGGCTCCCACCTGAGCACGGTCTGCGGGATCGCGTCCTTGTTGCGGCGCGCCTTACGGTCCTTCGGCGCCGGTCCCATGCCTGCCATCACTTCACCTCCGTCGCCATGCGGCCCGCATCGCAGCGTGGCGAGCTGCGTCCAGCGGCCCACTGGATCCGGGGAACGGCGCAGCGGAGACAGGTCAGAGTGCCCTTCTCCCCGACGGGTCGGAAGTCGTGTCCCGACTCGTCGTCCGCTTGCACCGTTTCGCACGACCGTTGATCCCGGCCGAACTCCCAGGACCGCCGGTCAATGCCACACTGCGAACAGCGTTGCGGGTCGAGGTACCCCGGTGTCCCGAACCAATGCCCGTCCCACGCTTCGTCCCGCCGAACCTTCGCCGGGATCGGTGTGACCGGTTCAGCGGCCGCCGCCTGCGCTGCGGCAAGCTGCTCATTGAAAGCCGAGAGATCCGCCTCGACACGCAGGCGGACCGGGTGCCCGTCGGCGTCGAGCGGGATCTCGTTCGCCGGGATCTCGATCGTCTCGGCGAAGACGAGCACACCGCGGGCGCCGATCAGGTGCGCAACGTTGGTTGTGAGCTCGGCCTCTTCGGGGACGCCGGCATGGCGGCGCAGGCTACGACCGATGCTGTCTTCGGCCTGGTCGATGACCAGGACGAACGGCGGCCGCTCGTCGTCCGGGCCTTCGGGCAGTTCGAGGATCTGCAGACGTGCCATCACTGCACCGGCTCGTACGTCGCGGCGAACACGTCCGGCTTGACCGGGTAGAACCGGCCGGGCTTCGCTTCGGGCAGGATCCAATCGCCGTGCCGGACCGTGGCGATCTCGCCGTGCACCGTGCGCACGTCGAGCGCGATGTACGTCGGCCCCTCCTCGCCGCATGTGTCCGACGCTTGGTCGGCGTCGATCTCGCGGGCACCGTCTGGGTTCTCAGCGAGCAGCGCGCCGCCGAGCATCTCGCACACCTCGTTCCACTGCGTCCAACGCAGTTGCACCGCCTCGACCTCGACCGGCCGCTTACGGAACCTGGGCATTGCTGTACCTCCCGTGTCGGGTGCGCCGCAGCACACCCGTGTCGGGGCGCTACAGCAGAGAATCGATCACGTGCTGCAGGTCCCCGAGACGCGACGGCGTGTCGCCGAACGTCGTCCCGGTCACTGCGATGAACCGGCCGGTGCCGTACAGCTCGACCGAGCCGCCACCGCCGACCGTCACCCGGCGGCCCGCGCCGCCGGGAAGAACTCCAGTGCCCCACACGTGCAGCCCGTCGCCGGACCGCGACACCTCGACCCACGACGAGCCGCCGACCGCGTCGAGAATCGTCCGCGCCCACGGCGCCGGCTCGCCCTGCTCGTCGAGGCAGTGGTCGAGGTCGAGGCACACGACGCCGTCACCGTCGAGGACGAACCCGAGCCCGACACCGGCCGTGCTCGCCGCCGCCTCGCGGTACCGCGACCAGGTCGACGAGTCCGTGCTGCTCGCCACCGCGCCGCCGACCGTCAACGGAACCTTCCGCGCGGTGTGCCGGATCCAGCGCGGCCGGCGAGTGAGCTCGGCCGGCACCGTCGCCCGCTTCCTCGACCGCGCCTTACGGCACCGCGGCGAGCAGGTGACCGCGTGCGCCCGCGCCATGAGCGGCATGGGGCCGCCGCACTGGTCGCAGGTCCGTGTCGTCATGGGTCCAGTGTAGCGCGGATGTCACGCTTTCGGGGCGTTGACCTGCGTATACGCCCTAGGAGGTGTGGGGTCGGGAGGCTGAGAGGCGATCTGCGGGCCCACTCCCGCGCGCCATCGGATCAGCCACCCCGACCCCGGCTCGCCCGCCTGCGAGCCGTCCAGTCGCCCTCTCGGGGCCGTTTCCCCCAGACCCGTAC